GCTTCATTTATATTTAGAGTGGATTGGTTAGAAGCAATGGTAACTGGAATTGAGGCAGACATTGTTGTTTGCCCAAGTGCAATAGCTGCACCACCAACTTGGTTCAAGTTAACATTTTGCTCAGAAGCCCCAGCGAATGTTACACGTAAATTTCCAGCAGTGTCCAACGATAGAGGATTTGTAGTTCCTGCAATATAAGTAGGTGCAGCAGTTGTGACAGCACCTTGATCTAGAACACCATTTTCTCCTGATGTAGTAGATCCTTGTGCATAATCCTCTGCAGGATTGATTGTAACTTGTGATGCATTTGCTACTGATACTGTTGATTCTGCTGCTGTAGTGCGAATCGGCAATTGTGCGTCGAAATCACTCATAGTAGTTCTCCTTGCAAATAATTAATTGCTTGTTTTAAATTCTCTATTGAATCTTTAAATCTTCCTAAAGCATTATTGCAATCATCACACAACAATCCTCTAACTCTACCTGTTGCATGATCATGATCTACACATAAAGACTTGGTTAAGTCATCTTTATGGCGTTTACAAATAATGCATTTATTTTCTTGAATTTTAAGAAGATTATTATACTCCTCAATTGAAATTCCATAATTCCACTGGAGAGCATTATTCTTAATTTTATCTAAATTTTTATCTCTCCAATCTTTACGTTGCTTCTTATCTTGTTGAGGATTTTTTCGTTGCCATTCCTTACCACGCAAGGCACCACATTTTTTACAATCCGATCTTACACCTAAGATTCCTTCCTTACGTTTATAGAATTGATCTAGCGGTTTAACTTCTCCACATTTGCTACATTTCTTTGTTTGCACAGTTAGACCCTTCATAAACTCTTATTTCCCAAGTTTATCAATAGATTCCTGAGTCTTACTAATATCTAGCATAGCAGCTGCAATATTCTCTTCAATTTTTCGCAATTCATCTGCTACTTCCATTTTGCGAAGATCAAATCTCTCTAACTGAAGTTTCATTTCTGTGACATGCACCTGCAATCTCTTTCGATTCAAATCTTGGCTAGGTCCTAAGTCTGACATGGTAATTCTCCTTTTACTGAATTTAATTTAAAGTTCCAAGTAAATTAGCTTTAAAATCTTCTGTATGATTACTATACATTGTAACACAAATTGTAACAACTTGTCCTGCTGTAGCTGGAATAGGTGCATCTTGATAATTAACATGAAAATTTATATCTGCTGCTGAAGTCCATCCACCACCTACGGTTATTCCATCAACTTGAATCAAATACTCACCATTGTAGCAACCCCAACCATAAGCTCCCGTAATACTTAAAGTTTTTCCAGCGGGAACTGTATAACTTAAAATAACAGTTAAAATACCAGGAGGGACAGTTGTATTTTCTGCATATTTATTTATAGGGATGCCAACAACTCCGCTGGTTGTAACTACAAGAGAACCACCACTAAAATTAAAATTACCTAAAGCAGACAAAATGGAAGTTGAAGTAGCTTCAGTTGCTGGATTTACTTCAACACCATTGGAATCTCTAAGATTTACATGAAATGCTCTATATTCAGTAAGTCTTACTGCTCCCGTTTCACCAGCAGCTAATGTAGGACTTGTATCCTGGTAGACTCCACCGACTGGCTGTTCAATTGATGTTCCATAGATAAAGGCACTTTCGTCAACTGCACCAGTACTTAGACCATTTGTAACATGGACATTTAAAGAACCACTTGAAGAAGTAAGAGGATTTCCAGTAGAATCTTGAATATCTGTTACTAAATTTCCACTTGCATCTGTTTTTATAAATGTATTCGAAGTTCCATCAGTACCATAAATGGCAACACTATCTGTATTATGATCAATCTGAACAGGGAGTACTTCAGTCGGATTTATATTTATACTACCATCAGGATTAACTAAAAGGGCATTACCTTGATAGAAAATGCTTGTTCTTAAAGCATACCCATGTATACCCCAATTTACAACAGAAACATCTTCTGATGTGTTGCCATTATCAGGATCAACACCTTTAATAACTACATCATTAACTGTTACAGGGCCAGTAATAGTGACATTGCCAATAGAGAGCTGCCCATCCTCATTTACTTGAATGGGAATATACTTATCAGACGGTGTAACACCGTAGATAGGATAAATGGGAAGTTCTAATGGAATATCAGCTACAGATAGCTGTACTCCATATTGAGGATCTGGTCTAGTCATACAAAAAGACTCCATGCATAAACAAGTCTAACACAACGTCGTTAGCTGAGATTATAACTATGTGCTTTTCCATAGATCCCTAAAACATATGATAGGGCGATTTTTTTTTACTTCTGCGTTCCCGATGTACTATCAGAGATTGCAATTATCTCATAAAATATTAGTGCCCTAAATAGTGGAAAATACTATAATGACCGCCAATACTAATAAACTGAGACAAAAAATTTTATTCTATTTTATTTGGGAAAGTCGGAGTTCAATGTTATTCTTGAACTGATTCGATGTGGTTTTACCAAGAATATCTTTAAGTAGATCAATATTTTGACTTTCTTTTATAAATCTTATTTTTAAAAAATGATCGAGTTTACAAAAATCTTCATAGGAAAATACTTTGTTTAAATCTGTAATTTGTTTATTTTCAACCATTTTTATACTATCTACTTTTGCTACTTCTGGTAAAATTGTTGTGGTAGGAACATCTAGTTGTTTTTGTTCAACTTTTATATCAAGTTCATTTATAGAGTTTGTTTTACTTAAAATTATTTTATCTTCTGCCTTTGGTTCTTCTAAAATTTCCTCAATCCACCCATTCTCTAAATAACCTTTTAAGCTACCCACTTTTAAACTTTTTCTAACATCTTCAGGATCGAGAACATCCAAAGGTATTTCATCTCCCTCTTTTACTTTTAAGGAGGGAGCATAGCCATTATTATATTTAACGGATAGATCAGGAAAAGGCAATTCTATTCGACACTCTTTAGCATTCTTCATCTTTACCTGTAATCTCATTCTTATCCTTCTTTTCTTTTATTTAAATTAAAATGGATACGCTACTTCCCAAAGTCCAGCTAAGGCAGTAGCACCAATATCATTTGGATGAACACCATCTGCTTGATAGTAGGTTGCAGCGTTTGCAGCAAATACGCTGTACGCTGTCATGTCACCTAGAAACACTACACCAGGGTTAGCAGTGACGAGATTCGCCAGGGCAGCGTTGTAAGTCTCTAGCGTTGTGTTTGCTCCGACAAGACTTTCCGTCTTCAGATACGGTGGCTGATTGAGTACAATCTTATTTATTCCAGCTCCGACTAGCGCGGTGATAATTGTTTGTAGATTAGCCTGATAGTCTGTGGCGTTTGTTCCGTCAATATTTGCGTCATTTGTCCCGAGCATTATCAACACAGTCTCATAATGTGTACCGTGTGCGATACTCTCTAATAAATTATAGAGAGGCGTACCCTCGTGGTTCTCGGCCCACGACGCTGTGCTTGCTCCATTTACTCCACCGTTTGTCGGTGTATCGTTAAGCAATAAACCCGCTTGGATGGACGGGGGTTGCACAGATACTAAACCGTACCCATATGTAATACTATCGCCTAAAAAGAAAAGAGGCTGACTCACATTTTTCGGGGTGCCCCAACTCCGAAGAGTGGGGCTCAGGCCGATAAGTCAACTACCGTAATCCGGCATTGTACTTCCCCCAAATAACCCGTCGCACCAAATTGGAGAACGTCACCCTTCATGCTTTCCATATACACGGTATATGTGTGCGATGCGGTATCGCCCGGAGTATATAGAGTCTGGAACGCCATGGGAACGAGGGAATTACACGCCGTCTTTTGCAGAGATACTGCAGGAGAGGCAATATTTGTGGTATCGTCTCGGAAGATGGTAAAATACCCGCTATCTGCACCAAAGGTTTGCGCTGCCGAAGATACCATGATTAAAAGCGGAGATGTGGCTGTACTCGCCGCCAGCGTAACCGTCAACCCTGTAGAGACAAATGAGGTAGAGGACGTGGTAACGGCTGAGGTCAGCGTACCCTGCGCCGTATTCGGTGTAGAAGAGCCGCCGCCGCCGACTGCCGCCCAGGTCGTTCCATTATTCGCGTACAGCGCATTCGCGGTACTGTTCCAAAGAATATTTCCCATACGGTTGGGAGTCACGGCTGCCATCTGAGCGTCGGTGAGAACTGTCAACCCGAGACCAGTATAGGGGTTAATCATGTCAATTAAACATGCTCCTGATGGTGCTGCAGACCCCATAGCAAGCTGCCCATCAATGGCTACGTTACCGTCCACTTCTAGCGGCTGAGATGGCGTCGTTGTATTAATGCCGACCCGCCTATTTAATGTATTAATGTGAAGAATAGGATTACCTTCTATATCTTGAAATTCAATAGCGTTAATGGCATCTGAAGCAGACGTAATAATAAGTGGATTTGCACTTCCTTTAATAGAAGCAATGGTTAGGGCTCCAGCGGAAAAAGCACCAGTGCCACTACCAGCTGAAACTACTGTGGCGGCAACTGAGCCTGAACCACTTGCAGTAACATCTCCTGTTAAAGCTGTTATGCCACTACCACCACTTGAAGCGATTGTTAATGTGCTGCCTGAAGGAGTAATAGTTACATTGGAACCTGCTGCTAATGTAACAGCACCTGTTATACTGTTAACCGAACTAACGCCACTTGAACCACCACCACCAACAGGATTAAATGTTGTTGTATCAACTGTAGCTATAATGTCTAGCTGCCCTGCAGAAACATACTCATTCAATGTTGTCTGAATAGCCTCTAGCTGATCTCCAGACATAACGGTAAATAAATCTACAGTAGTGCCATAGATAATTACAACGGGGAATTTTGAACTATCATAGCCAGGAACTGGCAGAGTAATATTTGTATGAGAAGTAGAAATATTTTGTACAGTCCGAATAATTATAGCCATTTTTAAGACTCCTTAAATATTTTATAAAACTATGCACAACAGGACCTGATTTTAATCAGATCCTGTCTAGTATAGCTTTTAACTTACTTAGATAAGTATAGTCAGAATCATCGTTCCAACACCAGCATCATTAGCTGCTTGTAATGGAATACGAAATTCTCCAACACTGTTGGGGAAGATCGTTCCCGAAATTAATCCAGTACTCTGATTAATAACTAGATCCCATGGCAGATACGTTGCATAAAATGACGTGGGTGAATTAATGGCAACGATCTGGTAGCTAAAGGAAGCCGATGCATTAACTGGAACATTCACAGTGGCAGCACTTGGGAATGTTACTGTTGTACCAGCTGGCCCATAAGTCAATGCTCTACCATTCAATACACTATTAGAGGCAAAGGTAATGGAAGTACCAGCTAGAATTGTTCCATTAACAGTACAATCTGCTCCAAATGTAAATGCTGAACCAGTAACGAAGAATACATTATCTGCTGTTGCACCATTCGTTAGAACAACTGTTGCATTTGCTGGCATTGTAAGGGCAGTACCAAAAGTAAATACATACTGACCTGCTCCATTTAATGTCAATGGACCAGCTGACCATGTTCCTGTTGAGGAAGCATGATAGTTACCTGGTGTAAGGATTGCTCCACCTAGATCTGTTAAAGAGATATCTGTAGTAGGAGTAAGTGCTTTCAAGGCTATTGCGGCTGCTGTTGCATCAGCATGAGCTTGCAATGCAGCTGCATCACCCTGATGAAGAACACCAGTGTAAGTTCCTGGAGGAAAACCAGTAATTGTGCTACCTGGGGCAATACCTAAATCTCCATTAAGTACAGTACTACCTGTATTTGTTACAGCTGTATCACCTAGAACAGCATAAGTGGAAGCTGATAGGAGATGTGCATTACCAAGCTTAACAAGAACTTCATGAACGCTAGTAATTTTTGGGGCTTTATAATCAGGAACAACTGATTCTGTGATATTACCTTTTGTAATATAAATATTGTCTACCATATGTTTCTCCTTATTTCGTCATATTTTTACATATTCTTATCTAATAACTCGGTTAGTACTTCAATTCGAGGCGTTTAGGTGCGAATACGAAATTCGTGCAGAGGTCCTATAAGGACTTTATTGCACACTTCCTATTTCCATCTTTGTAGCCTTACAGGACTTCAACTGCCATACTACAAATTAATTGGGATTGGTAGGCATATGCAGGTATCACCCTGACAATATCATTACGGTCTGATTAGGACCATCCACGTCACCTATACCTATCTTAGTGGTTCACCCAAATTGTGCCTCTAGTGATCAGCTAGAGGGCTTATGCAAGAGCTTTGCAGCCCTGAGCCCTATTACGAATAATAGGGGGAATAAATTATAAATTGGCTTTGAGGGCAAGACTCGAACTTGCAACCTGAGAGTTAACAGTTTCCTGCTCCACCATTGAGCTACCTCAAATCTTTAATTTGCTTAGTGGACTCGACAGGAATTGAACCTGCAACCTTGTCCTTGCAAAGGACCTGCTCCCCCAAATTGAGCTACAAGCCCACTAAACAAACTTTATCATCCGTGTTGTAATTCTTTAACATGAGCAATAACGAGTTGCATTGCTCTATCTTCACCAATAACAGCTATCTCAGTCTTTGTAAAACCCCAACCACATTCAATACATTGAATATGGTTATCTCTATCTTCCATCTGTTTTGAAAGTATATTATCCATATAATAAGTATATAAGATTTTTATCTACTTGTCAAGGACTTTCTTAAACTCCCATTTAACTTTACCACAATCGTAGATTCTAAAAAATCCCTTTTTAGCAGCTTCTAACTTCTCATCTATTCCTGCTTTGACCCTAAAATTAAATTTGTGTTTGCGAATAAAACCATTAGTATACTCATAATCAGGTCTTAGTTCAGTTACTTTTTTAAAACCAAGTTTCTCATACATACTTCCATCAAATAAACGATTATCAGAGAAAGTAATTACAGTTTCACAATTAAGTTTATATATCGCATATTTTAAAGCTTTCTCATGAGGATTCCATGCCTTAAAATTATGATCCCAGAATGCCCTGGTCCAATCTACAATAGTTTCATCTGATTTCTTAAAAGACCAACCACCAATTATTTGGTCTTCATATTTAGCTAATAGATAGAGAGAAGCATTTACTTCCCTTCCCGATAAATAATGAAACTTATTATGGTGAACTTGAAACTCTTTTTGATCCACTTCTATAATATCAAAATTATAAATACGCTTAACAGCCTCATCTGTGGTAACACCCACAAGTAAATTTAAAAAAATATCTTTATGTTTTTGCCATTCATCTGAATAAACATTCAAATATCGAATTCCTAATTCTTTAAGCTGTTTATATTTCTCAAAATCACGATTTTCTGTCAAAAATTTAGATGAATGCCAAATAAGACCACTATACTCAAAAGCTAATTTTTTACTTGGAATATAGATATCAATTTCTTTCCCAGAAAGTAATGTTCTTACACTAAATTGAGCATCAGGAAAAAATGTTAAAAGTTCAGTATAAACTTGTCTTGATGCTTCAGAAACTGACCCTGGAAAAAGCTGAGAACACCCGCAAGAAGTAGCCTTACCTAATGTAATATCGCTCAATTGAATATATTTCTCAGTAGCATCTTTGCAAGAACAACGTGTTAGAACTTTCAAATGCTGACTAGGAGTTACCATCTCAGGCAAATTTTGATCTATAATTGTTAACTTTCCAAAAGTCTGATTAATAAAATATTCTTTCGGTTGAGCATTGCAGCGTCTACAAGATTTTGATTTACCTAAAGTTAAAGATTGAACTCTAATTAATTTGGTTTGTCCACAAGAGCATTCTGTTAAAACTGCCTTTTGAGACTTAGTAGCTAAAAATTCAGGAAGATTCTTATCTATAATAGTAAGTTCTCCAAACTTCTGAGCAAGCCACCAATCCCTAGGTTTATCGTTGCAATGTCCACAAGAGGAGCGTTTACCATAAAACAAATCTGATGGACTAATATATGAAGTTCCCCCACAAGTACATTTAACCAATAATTTCTGTCTAACTGTATGGGGAGAAACAAAATCTGGTAAATCCTGATCTACAACATTCAAGTTACCAAAAGATTTAGTTAAAAGTTCTTCTCGTGAAACTGATACTTTACTTTTCATATATTAAGTATATCATATCTTTATCTATTTTGCAAGTCTTTTATTAATATACTAAGAGGGGTTATTTCTAACCCCTCCTATATATCAACATCTTTTTAAGATGTAGGCAAAAATGTATCTAAAAATCAATACATTATGGAAGTGTTACCTTCACGATGCCCTTTGCATAGCGACACAAAAATCCAACATCTTCCCATATAGCGAAAACATCGGCCATCTTATTTACATCTTTCATAGTTTCAACTGAGAGGTCTGTACGAATAGCTAGAACGCCAAGATAATCAGCGGGAGCTAGAACGAAACAGGCTGTGGTTGGAACAACGACTGATTCTAGAACATCAACACCCATGATTCCACCTACGCGACCAGCTTTCAATGCTGTGTCCTGGAAGTTGGGGGCGAAAATACCAAGGCCACCATTACCACTAGAAGCATTATTGAAGAGCAATAGATCACGACGGGTAAGTGGGTTAATGTATAGTTTGCTTGCAACTAGAAGCTTAGAGCTTAGAGTTACAATGGCTGTGGCCAAAGTATACATTGAGAGTCCAGCTGCGCCGTTGGGGATTACTGAGGGGTTGTTTGTTGCAGCAGTCGTACCAGCAAGAGATGCTGCGGGTGTCTGATTCGTTAAGCCAGAGGCGAAATTGATCAGATTATATCCACGAGTATCTTCCTGTAGCATGATTGAAGCTTTTGCACGTTCCTGGGTACGATTAAGAACATCGTACTTGCGGAAGTTGGATTCATTCCAACGGATCATTGGACGAGTTGAAATAGGGGACGTTTCAACGCGAATACGATCTGCTAGAACTTCAAGCTGTGCGGGAAGACCTTCGACTGAGATGCTTGCTGCTGGGACATCAACATCTGCATCGAATACTGCTTCCTCACCGAGTGCTAGTTTGTATGTCTGGAATAGCTGACGAATACGACCCTCGTATAGAAGTTCGCGCTTTAGGGGCGAGAGCATCTGTTGTGCAATTTTCTGTAGCCCACCGGGAGACTGCATCAAGCGAGAAAGCTTTGCTTCAACTTCTTGGCTTGAGAGTACTTCCAAGGAGGCTTCTTTGTTAATTTCGTTCATATTGTTCTCCTTTAAATACAAGTCAACCTTGCGGCCAATCTTGTTTACAACTAGATCTATACCTAATTAATTAGATAATTGATTTGATTTCGAGCTGGGTTGGTGCTACGGCAACATCGAAGCCAACAACATAACCAACAATAACTGTGCTTGTTGCATCAGATGTGATAAGACCATCGGTTGCAGCAGAGGCATAAACTGGCATGTTGACTGCATACGTTGCGGTTGCATCATAGGGATAACCACGACCATCATTATAAAGGACGAAATCTCCACCGTCTAGATACACGGATTCGAGACCGCCACGATTGAAGTTGGTATAGTCGAAACCCTGCCCTGCTACTTCACCATTTGCTGGCTGAAGTGGGAAAAATACGTTGGATTCAATTGCGAGACCTAGAGGTTGCCCTGCGGTTCGTGTATGAAGCCATGGAAGAACCTGAGCCGATGCATTGATCTCAAGTAGGTTTCCACCTACAATATTCCCAGATGCTACTGGATAACCGATAGATCGGTTAACTTCTTTAATTTGTCGAATAGCCATTTGAGACTCCTTATTATTTTATTTTCATCCTGGCAATCTGATCTACTCTTATCTCGGTAGGTTGCTTATTTAAAGGCCCACTTAGTTATGGGAAATCTTTTATTTTTATCTTTTTAACGAATCTTTATAACTTAAACTTGATTATTCTAACGTTCCCACGATATAGAATAATTTGTTACACGCGCATGTCTTATAACAAATTTTATTGAGGATGCTGTTTAGAATTTCCCATTGTTCGGAAAATCTTTGCAATCTCTTCATCTTCGGACATCTGCTCTCCATATGAAGGAGAAACGAAAATATTACTGGCTTTCTTTGTAACAGATGGTTTGAGATCAGCAATAACTTTTTCTGCAGCGAGTAATGCCTCATCCGTCATTGCTAAGAATTCTTTATGCTTTGCTGTAATGGCATGTTCAAAAGCTTTCTTCTGTGCATCTAGAAGATAAGTGCCTTGCTGAAGTTCAGAAGCATAAACTTCTTTGTCCATTTCAAGCGTATTTTTTTCAACCATGGCAGCTACGATTTTATGGCAGCGTTCAGAACGAGCTTTCAACACTTCTGCAAATTTCTTTGCTGCAGCTTCTTTCTTTAAAGTTTCTTCTTTAGCCTTAAGGGTTGCTTCTTTAGCTAGAAGTGCAGTTTCTCTGACTTTTAGAGCTGACTCTTTAATTCCTAGTTCATCTTCATGTGCTTCTTGAAGTGCTGGATGTTCCTCAACTGCTGGAACTTCCTCTTTCTTCTCTTCCATTGGAGCAGCCATTCCAGGAACTTCTGGTTTTGCCTCTTCTGCGGGAAGACCAAGAACGGCTTTCAATAGAGGAAGAACAACGGCTACTTCTGCACCAAATCCATCTGGAAGACGTTTAACTTCCTTGCCATCTTTCTCAATGATAATTTCCTTGGATTCATGATCCTTATGAGCGGAATATCCGGTGCCAATATCTAGTTTCTCTGTTTTATCAAATGCTGAAACTTCAGCTGCTGGTGCTGCTTCTGGCTTTGGGGCCTCTGGGAGAAGTGCTGGTTTTTCATCAACCTTAACATCTTCTTCAATAGCTGGTTTATCTTCTGGCATAGGCATCTCAGTTGCAGCAGATTTCTTTACAGACTCATTACTAGAATTCTCAGGAGCAGATCCCTTTGGCTCTGTATCACCTTGGGAAGATTGCGCTGCTTTATCACCTACGGTTTTGTTAGAAAGTGCTGGTTTATCTTGAACTGCTTCAATTGGAGCAGAGTTTTCAGATTTAGCAGCTTGTTTTACCGCGGAGTCGGCTTTATCGCCAACTTCTTTTTTATCTGCTGGGAAAGTAGTTCCATCTACTGATTCTTCGCTCTTCTCAGTATTAGAAATATGATCTGCTGGAGTGGTTGTACCCTTTACAGCTTCTTCGGGTTTCTTAGTTAAATCTGTCGTTTTATGTTCCGTGTCACCTTGAGCACTTATCTCAGGAGCAGAAGCTGGAGCTGCACCGCCTGGAAGAGTTGTGCCTTTTACGGCTTCTTCAGGTTTATCTCCCATCTCTTTTGTACCTTCTGGAAGAGTAGATCCTTCAACACTCTCTACGGGCTTATCAGCTGCTTGCTTTTTCATATCTTTCTCCTGGGCTGCAAATTCACCGTGAGCTTTCGCCACGGCTTCAGCATTTTTCATTCCACTGGCAATATAACTCTTTGCTGCTGTTTTAATAAAATTTTGTGCTTTAGGTGTAAGGGAAGCCCAACTAATAAGAGAAGCCTTTTTATCTTCTTTCTTCTCTTTACCCTCTTCCTCTGCTTTTTTAGCCTCTTCGCCAACAGTTTTATAATCTGTTTTTACTTCTTTCTCTGATTTCCCCATTTTTTTCTCTTCTGGATTCTTAGGAGTGGTTTTAACTTCCTTACCTTCTGCTTCTGCCTTTGGTTCCGCATAATCTGTTTTTACTTCTTTGGCTTTAGGAGCTGCTGGGCCTGTCTGACCCTTCTCCTGACCAGGCATATCAAGTTTTGTCTCAGTCTTAACTGCTGCTGGCTTAGGGGCTGCTGGACCTTTTGAATTTGCTCCTGGTTTAGAATCTGTGAATTTAGGTGTCGTAGGATAATTGTGTTTCTTATTATCTGTACCAGTAGAAGGTTTTGCATAGGAGCCATCAGGACCTAGTTCTGGACCTTTAGCTGTCTTGCTTAATTTATGGCTTACATCCCAATCTTCAGCTAATTTTTCAAGCCCTTCTTTCTGATAGCGAGCAATAGCTTCTAAGCCATATGCTTCGCTGGTTGCCCATTTCTGATCAGCAAAGGATAGTGTTTCAAATTTTTTATCCCAAATATCTTTAAGAGAAGCATCTAGAACAAGCTTATTACCTTCATACACTTCCCATGTGGAGGCTAATACATTATTTTTATCTTCATTGAATTTGGCTGAAAGAGAAGCAAAACGTGAATCAGAATGCCCCTGACAATACTTCTCATCACCATCAGTATTCTCTTTGATAGGACGTTTGCATTTAGGGCATTTCATAGCTTCCTTCTCAATTTCTTCTTTAGCTACTGTTTCAATTTTCTTCTCCAATAGCTGAGCAGCAAAACTATCTTTCACTTTAGCAACAATTTTAGAAAGGAATGTTTCTTCTTTCTTAGTGGCATCTGCAACCACTTCTTTATTAACAATCTCATTAGCTTTCTTGGTCTTATGAGCGACATAGGATTCAAGTAACCCCATTTCGTAAGCTGAAATTTTATTTAGAATCTTCTTTGTTTCTTCATTAGGCAAATTCGTTTCGGACATAGAGGACTCCTTAATAGGTGCTGGTGGACAAATGCCACAGAACTCTGCTTTTAATTTTATGGCCATATCTGAATCTACTTTAGATAATAAATTTTCGAATTGTTTGACAAAATCTAATTTCTCATCAGAAGTAAGACTTGCAGTTTTAGTAAAACGATGTTTCATGTTATTCAAAATTGTACGAATTTTTGCAGTAGCATCAGCTGGCACATTAACTAAACTGTCCTCATTAAAGACAATTCCACGATTTATGCTTCCTGCAACAATCTCTTGACCTTTAACAATTCCATATTCAGGCATATCAACTTCTGCTGCAAATCGTTTTCCCAATGAAACCCCAAGGTGCTGACAACGTTCATCAGCATCTGAGTGCAAAATTTTTGCACACACAGAGCAAACCGACTCATCTACTGAGCAACCCATCGAAGTGTCAGTGTAATCCCCAACCTCGATTTTTCTTGCAATTTCGGGATGTAAAACGCGGTCAATGCGTCCTAAAATTTCTATCCATGCAGCACCTGTTTTTTCATCTTCCATATATTCGGCAGATAAAATTCTTCCCACAGATTTAATTGGAGAGTCACTATCATGATTTAAAAAGATGCCCCTACCTTCGAAAGTCTTATAAGCTTTCTTAAGTTCAGATTTGGGGAATCCGTCGAAATTTCCATTTAGATTAAAATTAGGCTCAAGACTGCTAATGGCTTTTGCTGTGTAATACAAAAACTCTGGATTTTTTTGTTCAATAATATCCGTAACTTTAAAATCCACTTTCTGATCAGACAAAGCCTCAGTAGCTACATAGGCTCTCTTAGTAATATTAACAATAGAACCAATTTTATAAAGACTCATAGACAAATTCTCCTAACAATTAAACCCAAAGTATGGATACCAATCTCTAATGCCAAAACTTTTGCCATTACTACCAGCTATGGGAAGCCCAAGCTTCTTAAGCTCTACTACATCAAAATATTTAACCTTAATTTCTGCTTTCAAAAGAGCTTTCATTACTCTAACTGCTCGTGGTGAAAACCATCCTTTAGTCTCAACAATTTCACCATTCACAATAAAATCAGGTACATAAGTAAATTTACCTTGTTCGTCTTCTAAATTAATTCTTTTATAATTTCTAGTCCAAGGTATATTCTTGCTATCTAGATACTTAACAAATTCATATTCGTAACTACTATCTAATTTTATATCTTTATAAATAAATCTCTTAAAACTAGACACAGGAGATTTACCAAAGTTCCAATTCTTTTCTCCTGCACTTACACCAATTAAATTTTTCCTAATTGATTCAATAGATTCATCTGAAAAGTAAGCCCCAAATCTCTCTAACCTAGTTTGTTTACCTTTATCAGAAACTTCTTTTGGAATATGCTTCCCAGCCCAATATCCAGGTTTGCCAAAGAAGTGATTATCGGGTCCTGAACGAGCACTTTTCTTTAAACTTTCAACTAGTTTCTCTTGGTATTCTGGATGTTCTTTTAAACTAAGCAATCTAGCAGTACTTTTAGTTCTAAGAATACCATGTTGTTCCATAGCATCCCGTATACTTATTGTGTCAATTTTAAATTTCTCACGACATTCTTTAAGCGTATGCCCTTCTTGGTAATAAGAAACTAGTTCATCTTCTGATACTTTATCTTTCCAAGAACCCTTATTCCAAGCTGGTTGACCTTTACGATCTTTACCGCTTAACTTATTAGCTTCAGCTAAAGTTCTTACAGGAATACCCTTCTTTTTAAAATTTAAGGATAGGGTAACTTCATGTATTCCAAATTTTTTAGCGCAATCTTTTAAAGAATTTCCTGCTAAATAATAACTAATAACTTCTTGAGATGTAGTCTTATATTTTACACATAAAGTTTCAAAAGCATCTCTAGTAAGACCATCTTCTTTCAAATATTGGAGCAACGTAGGATATGAAATATCAAATTTTTCTAGGCAATCAGAAACACTTAAACCTGCTAAATACTCTGGTTTAATAAACTGTATATAAAGTTCATATTTCTTTTGCCACTTCATTTTATTTTATAACGCCTCTTATCCACTGAGGAATTCTAAGACTTGTTTCTCTTTCGAGATCTTTTAACCAATCTTCTTTTTCCTCATCTGTTGGTTGAACTGGTATAGATTCTTCAACTTGTTCTTTTTCTAAATCCGCTAACCAATCCTCATACTCCTGTGGGCTTAACTTCTGTTTTTCAAAGGGGTCTTTCATCTGTTTATGCACATCTTTAGGAATATATTTTACCTTAGTTTCTGGGACCACTGGTTTTTCTACTACTTTGGGTTGGGGCCCAGGAGCTAATGTCTTTACCTTTGGTTTTACTACTCTAGGAGTCCTAACTACAGGAGCAATGCTTTCATCAGTATGCCCATTATAATCAACCTCTATATCTGGTAAACCATCTCCTGATACAACAACTGTACAAAGATCATTTGGATGCCCATGGGACGCTATAGGTGCTGAGTGAGTAGTTGAATTCAAAAAATCTTGTAACGTCCATTGCTGTCTATTTAAATCCCTACAACGAAAACACTCTGCCCGATCTGCTTTCCAGATGACATTAGTATATCCGTCTCTAAGTAAACCATCTAAGACTGGCAAAGATAAATCTTCTCTTGCAGCCTCTTTATTCAAGCGGCAAATATGAATGGCCTTAATCGCTAAATTTTTTATCCAATTTTCCATATTCATATTCCAAAAAATCTATATTATCCGACGGAGAAAATTCTTCACATCCACAAAGTTTTAATTCTGCATTATCAAAACAATAAACACATTTACTTGTATGACTTATGAAATAGTGATTGCAAGTTCTGCATCGTTCAAAATTAAAAATTCTTCCTTGTTTCCTGCTCATATAAGTATTCCAAGTATTCCAAATTTTTTTCAATATGTTTTGGGCACTTACAATTAGTATCCCACGCCTTTCCGGTCCAGCACATTTTGTCGAAAAGATGGAGGCTTGAAGATAATTTTTGGAAATGATCGTAATGAGAACAGCGAAGACAAAGTGTATTATATTCTGCCATTATTCTGTGATATCGTGTTTCTTTAAAATGGCTTTTGCCAAATCAATTTGATGATAACAATCATCTTTAATAGTACGAGAAAGCTGTGTTAAATTGCGGTCAGAGATATCGCTAATGCGAATCAAATCTAGGACACGGCCCATATACTTAACAAATAGTGCTTCAAACATAACAGGTACATTAAGACCCTCTTCAGTTTCAAACACAATTTCTTTGCTTCTCTTTTCATTATTGTCTTGCATAATAAGTCCTCTCTCTTCTTATTTAATTATCAAAATTTATATCTAGAAATCAATATAGCGCAGTACTCCTAATACTATTAGATTTTATTATACTTTTGTTGTAGGTAAGTATTGTTATCTACTTAACTTAATAAGTAACGGAAAACCCAATGGACTCAAGTCTACTAATCAAAGTGGATAAGTCTTCTGAGGAGTAGTTTATAATTCCAATACTCTTTAAGCTGGCATGGATCTGATCTATAGAAAGCTTTTTACTAGGCCAATCTTTTAGAAAACTTTGAGCCAAAGCATCAACGCTCATGGAGAAACCTGCATTCTTAATAATAGAAATTTTTGAAGGTGAACCTTTTTTGTGTAATGGCATATTATAATTCCTTTTAAATACCTTTTAAAAACTCTCTAATTGTATGTAAGTCAACTCCAATTCCCAATCCAGAAGCCCCAAAAACACCAAAGAAAGAAGTACTTCTGGTAAGAATTCCAATAAGGTGGCCCTTACGATCTACAATCGCCCCTCCTGAGTTGCCGGGAAGTGCTGTTGCGTCTACTACGATAAAAGTAGCTTTCTCACCTTTTGGTTTTAAATTAAGTTTACTTACAATACCTTTTGTCAAAATATCAACAAGCCCCAAGGGATTTCCAATAACCCAACAATCCTCTCCACGTACTACTCTTTTTGCCAATTTAACTGGTGTGCCTTTTAGTGGTGTATAAAGAAGTAGCAAGTCAGCAGCTGGATCAACACGAACAATAACTGCATTTTCTGATACATCTCCCTTTTTCACCCAAATTTCTTTTAAAGTAATTCCCTCATCTGGTGGAAATGACACACAATGCGCTGCAGATAGGATAATATTATCTTTAATATAAACTCCACTACACGATCCCCACCCTGTCTTATCCTTTGCTGTGCTATGAATTTTCATATGAAGTAAAACGGTGCTGTCTTCCATCTTTTTTGAAATATCCGTTGCACAGGCAGGTAACACAATAAACAAAGCTAAGAGGGTAATAAGAGTTTTTTTCATATGGAGATCCTTTTAAGAATGACTTAATGTGTTTCTTCTTTCTTGGCAAGGTATTCTAAATATTCTAAATTGTCTTTCGGCAGATATTCTTTACAAGGGCAATGATCTACAAATACTGTATTCCAACCGTATTGATCAATACAACCTGTTTGTTCCTCTAGATGAGCATGATTACAAGTCCTGCATCGTTTAATATCAATTACGGGATTATATGTAATATTATTGCCTAAGCCACCAGTACCAGCTGTATATATCCCAGGAGATACAATACCAGTATGAGTAGTATTATTTGGATAACTAGTCCAAACAGTACTTGTACTAGTTGAATTAGAACTTGTTATGCTACTATTATACCCAAAGACTTGATCCATAAAACTCATCTCTTAACCTCGCTTTTCTTTTCTAAATATAAACCAAGGTATCCAATTTATTCTTAACAGTCTCATAAGCTAAATGTGCTTGATCTTCATCTATAAATAAACCTAAAAATTTCTTCTTCCCATTAATTTTAATATGGGCTTCCCATTTAGAATGCTTTTTACTCCAACTAACTCCAGTATATTTAGAAGATGATAAACCTAATCTTTTCAAATAATGATTAGAGGCATTCTTTCTTCGAGTGGCAAATCTTAAATTAAATCTTTGATTATTTAATCCATTACCATCTCGATGATCAACTATAAGTTTATCTAAATTATATCCTATAATTGCTTGATGCAAATACATTAAACTTCTTGTACCATCTTCTTTATAAAAATGACGGACAGCATAGAAGGTGGAACCATCTTTCTTAGTTTGCCATTTATAATCTTTAGCCCATTCATAAACGTCATCGTCTACAATAGTAAATTTACCTTGTGTTAAGAGAATCTGCCTCATACTTCTGGGGCTCCAAGATCACTAGTACCACCAACATTAGTTTCTCCAACCTCTGTGGTGCCTTCTGTAGCTGCTTCAGGAAGACCCTCAGCACCCTCTTCTGAAGGTTCTCCTGGTTCTACAGGTTCCTGTGGCTCACCAATACCCCCACCCATATCTCCTCCACCCCCACCACCCATTCCCTCACCACTGGGTCTAGATATCTTAGCAGGTAGGCGATTGTCTTTGGAACCCTTATCAAATATTGTACCGCGTTCTTCTTCCAATTGTTTACGTTCAGTTTCATAATCCAAGTTAGGATACTTGCTAAATAAGGTCTTAGTTGAAATAAGGCCCTCTTTATGAAATTCAGCAAACTGTTCTTGCTCTCTTTCTTGAGCATCAATATCCAAAGATTTATACCAAGAAATTTGGGGCAAAATAAGCTGCTTCTCACCCGTATCAGGATCAACTGTATAGAATTCATTTTTCTCAGCAATAGGTCTGAAGAATTTATTAATCATCCAATCCTCAAACTTATCACGCACAGCTTTATATTGCATAACCAAGGCTTGAAGGGCCATTGTTTTGCTATTGCCAAAGTTTGGGCCTTCCCCTAAAATAATATTTTTATTTACACCTAAACCAACCAATAGCTGGTCTTGAATATAATCATATTCAGCATTGAGAGGAAACTGCTTACCCATAACTGACAAAGGTTCATAGTGAACAATGGGAGGAGCAATAATTGTGAAAGGAGGACTCTGAATTGAACTATTAATTAATTGTTTCCAATTATCTAGATCAGTTTGTGAAGGCATTGTGTTACTTGCTAAATCACCAATGGTCCAAAGTTCTTTTGGAAATACATAATTTTTTGCATAAGCAGATTGTGCAAGGCGAATCCAGTCTTGTAAAATTAATGCTTTAAAACATGATTGAATTCTCGATGTTCCTCGTGTAGCAGAGGGATCGGTAATACGAGCAATTTGTGATACACATTCTTCATCGAGTTTAATATTTCTATGCTCCAATACTGCATTAACTAGTTCGGGGGAAGATTCCTTAAGCTCTTCTACACGTTCTTGATCTTCTGGACGAGTAGAGGAAACAAGGGCTTTAATTTCCTCAGTGGGAACCATTTCAAAAGTTTTCTTACCTGATAGCATGTCTGTCTTAATCTCTACAAGTTCAGGCTCTAACAAAATAAAATTAGACCATCTCCAAAGCTTCTTACCTGATTTATTTGCTGTTTCATCTTGAGTCAAGTTACCAAAACAAATAGCTTCCCCAAATTTCTCTCGTGAAAGAGAAGCTTGAAGAATAAATTCAAAAAGGTTAAAATTCCCATTAGAGGACATTTCTTCGTAGAACTTTTTAATGGAGGGATCGGCTACGACCATATCAAATTTGGAAAATGGGTAAAGAGAATGCATCACCGTAATCTGTTGGATGTAAGGCTCCAGATTAAAGAAAATTCGGCAGTTGTGAGTGGTAAATGGGACATTGATTGTATGGTCTTCCGTGGTTACACAACAGAAATCTTTACTTGTATTAAAGACCTCTACATCAGTTACTGGAAAATAGAAATACTGGTCATCTTCAAAATACATTGTCTCAGATTTTGCATGATTATATAATCCTGGAAACAACTTATTAATACTAGAACCAGATACTCCCAAACTATAACAAACTGGAGCAACTGACTTCATTTGTATTTTTGAATGCTTATTAATATAATCTAAATCTTGAACCTTTTCTCTAAACCATACAGGAATTCCAACTTTATTAAAAAGTAAATGGCCCTTATAGGCTAAGTCTTGTGAAACTGTAGAAGCTGAAAAAGCTGTTCTTGTACTTGTTACCTTTTGAATTGTTCCATCTCCCTTTACCCAACCACGCAGAAAAGATAGGACAAGTGAATCCTCTGCACCCAATAACCAATTTGGAATATCTTTATTTTCAGCACCGGATTTAAAATACTTAGCTAAAAATTCTGCAAGAACAGTGTTATTAATAACCAATCGTAGACTACCATTATGTGGTTGTATAGAAATCTTATGCTCTGGAATATTAAGTTCTGACACTAAGAAGTTTTTTAATTTTTTTGCAACTTCCAACTCATCATTGGAAAGAGTCAAAACAACACTCATATGATGATTAGTTGCATTATCACTATTGGTATGACCTTCAGCAGCATACCACCCCATAAATTCAAACATAGAGTTAGTCATAGGTAAAAATGCTGGCATATCATATACTACATCTCTATTAGAAACTGTAATAGTTTGAGAATTTCTTTCAGCTACTGGAACTTGGCCGCCTGATTTATTACATAATCTATTTTTAAAAGGTTCAGGAATATAAAAGTCAACAATACCTGTTGAAGATACTTTAACTTTAGGACAAGCAACAAGATCCCCTTCTTGCAGAAGATTTGCGTCAATCCAAGTCAATTTTTCTTTGGGGTTAACAAAACCAAATCTAATAGCATCACGTAGAGTTCTATGTTGACCTTTAGATTGAATACCCAATACAGGGTGATACGCTGCCATCTCCACAGGAGGGCAGTATTTAATAGTAAGTTTAACAGCTTCAGCATCAGCTTTCTTTCGCTGAGTATCTAAAACTTTTTGCCATTTTCCAGTTGAAGAAAGAACTAAATCTCCAATAACAATATCAGAAATCTGTTTAAAACCATTGAATGTCAATACTTTTGAAGTAGATAACAATGGCCATTTAAGGATCTCCTGACGTGACTTTGGGAGAACCCAGCTATCCGAAGTGCTGTCTATTACTTTTAAGACCTTCTTACGAAGGCGGCTGATTATTTCTAATCAACTCTCATTATCTCTAATGAGTCTGGACTATAACTTCATCCTTTTGCAAGGAGGTTGGCGTTTAGTCTCTACGGGTTTTGGAAAACTTCTTTCCAATCTTCCCTCGGTATTGTCCTCTCTATCGAGTAGGAGTTTCACCGATATGGCCAACTTATTTCAAATCCCTTTCAGGATAAGGAGCCCATTATGTTAAGCTCAGGTGAATAGAAAAATGACTGGGTTTGTGTAACGGAATACTCTCCGGTAGCTTCTTTAGCAAGTGAGGCAGTTTTTTCTGTCCCAAGTGTAAATGGAGTACTTCCATCCTTTAGCATCTTACCAGTCTTTTCTATGCTTTTATTCTTGCTTCCTTTTGGTCTACTCATAATTAACTCCTCTTATCACTCATCAACTCTAAAAATTTTAAATTATCGGGAATAAAGCTCATGCACTCGTCTGCATATTTTCCACATGGAGGTTGAGCAGCAACACAGCACATGCCCGTTGTATTCTTAGTTTTTCTATTTATATCGTGATCTTCCTGCCTATGACCACACTTACAAATCATTTATCTTCTTCCATCTCTTTCTTTCTCATCTCTTCTTTCGTCACCATATTATTCTTTACTTGTGCAATTCCCTTTGCATATTCTGCTAAATCATTTGCACACTTTTCCAATATAACTCTATCTTGTTTATCAATGTGGAAACTAGATCCAACATTATATAGAGCATCTGCTACATACAGCAAATATTTATGTGCCTCATCAAGTGTTTTAATGGCTTTCATATTAATGATTACCCGGTGATTAGTTTATGCGGAAGAAGAACTACTACTAATATAACTATACCATATTTCAGTTTAATCTGCAACTACCTTTTATTCTATACTAATTTAACTTACCAGTGAGGACATAAACTAATCCATCTAAATACCCATATATTTCTGGAAAAAGATCCTTATCTGCATGAGTTTTTTGCAAGGATTTAATAAAGTATCTAGTAGCTTTGATCTCTTTTTTAAGTTCTTTTTCGCTTATCATGTTAACCTATCCTTAAGAAAGCGTCCCTGGTTCGGATCTCCCGGTTGTCCAGGCATCGGAGAACCTAGGCCGCTGAGGTTGCTTGGCCCTGCGATAGGGGCTGGAATGCCCTTCATCGTTCGCACAACCTTACCTGCGTAAGACTTCTCCTGATCTGCACACCAGATTGCGAGTACGTCTGCGGAAGTGTGATCGTCGTGTCCTGCACTCGGATCTACAAAGATTTTATCATTTATACCGAGTTTACGATGTCTTTCTACCATTCCCCACTGTTCATACCCATCTTTGAAAGCCTTATTCTTCTTAATTTTCTCTAAACTAGGGTACTGTACTCTTCCACTATCCAGCTCAAAGACAAATTGATCAAACATGGCGTTTTTATAATTCTTTTTGGTAATAGGCTCTGAAGCTCCAAAAGTAACTCCAGCTATTGGAATACCTTCTCGTTTAAACATTTCAACAATGCCAATAGCGATATTTGAATAATCAGCTAGACCCATCACACACTGGAAAATACCATTTACAGGATGAACAATATCCTTAATCTCCTGCATCTGCTCTACTACGTCACCCTGCCATTGGTATTTTGCTACAATATCCTTGGTATTATCACCATTCTTCCTAAGAATTGTTAAAACAGTCCAGTCTAGGTCTTTTTGCCCAGGCATCAATGTGCCAGAAGCAGTATCCAAACCAAAATAATACTTTTCTGTCATCTCAGGACGACCCTTGGGTAGAATATCAAATAGACCAGAGGCAAGTTTCTTCTGTTGCTCACCTGATAGAACTAAATTGATGTCTTCCATCCAGATCATTTCATATTGAGTATTCCACTCAATTTCAGAATACCCTTCCACGGAGTCATACTGAAGAGAAAGATCATGGGGGAAAAGTCTTTCTTTGACCGTCTTAGGCATCAGATCGACAATACGTTTTGGATAACTTCTTCCCTCATATTCAATTGAACCCTGAAGCCAATAAATATCACACTCATTCCATGGTTTACGAATAACATAATATTTAGTCCCATTATCATTGCAGCTATGCCAAAAATTATTTTTATACAAAGAAATTCCAATCTTAATAGTTTTTGCAATGGAAAAACTACCGAGCATGGGTACAATTTTTTCTTTTATTACAAAATCACTAGTACGGTGACAATTATGCACAAGAATGTCATTGGCAAAATAGCAATGGGTATCCTTGACTGTTAAATCGTAAACATAATCAGTCTTCTCAATCTTTTTGATAGATTTTATATGCATAGAAAACTCCTTATCTGCTTTTCAGCTTCAATAGGATTCTTCATAACATTATCTGCGTCAAGGTATAGGCATTCCGTATTCTTTTCTTTATAAAGTCTAACTACTTCAGCAGCTTCTTCTTTTGTATGCCAAAATTGGAAATCTCCAACTTCAACAACCTTTGCTGTTCCATCAAACCAAAAATCTGGATTCTTATGTTTCTTATTGGAGAAAGTTATCCATTTAGTACCATCCCCAGTATATCTAAGATTAGGAATATTCATAGCTATAATGGCTTGCTCTGGGCGAGTCATTTTGCCCCTGGTATATACAGGAGCATTTTTAAAATTCTTTAAACGCTCAGACAATTTATCAGGATGCTCTTCGAAGAAAATTTTAAGACTTTCTTTAATCTTTTCTACAGTTTCTGGATTACTAGTAGGATTATTCAGAGTCATCCTATCACTACGAGATTTAGATAGACATACATCGGAACAAGTTAATTTCCTGTTCTCTACAATAGTAAATTCATTATTACATATAATACATTTTGTGATAACAGGAACACCTGTAGTATCAGTCCAATTATTATGCTTCATGCAATGGGTAGTATCTCTATCTCTTGAGAGTTTCCCACAAACTACACACCCAGTTCGTGGTTTAATTCTAGATACTCTAACTGTTTTCTTGCATTCTGGAGAACAATATTTTTCTTGACCAATACGAACATAGGGTTTCTGACAATACAGGCAAATTCTAGTTTTCTCACAATTATAACTACAAAATTTAGCATTAGCTCTAGTTACAGCCTGAAAAGGTTTTTTGCATTGCTGGCAGATTCTTTCTTCCTTTCTCTTGTTCTTCTCAAACCATTTAACATAGCACTTATTGGTGCAGAATCTGGCATTCTTTAAAGGAATAAATGTAATACCACAACCTTCACATATCTTAATATTTATTAAATCATCTTTTTCAGTCAAATTCTTAGCCTCTACCCATCCGCGATTTCTAGTATAGAATTTGTGATCTTCTGTGCATTTAATAGTCTTTCCATCTTCCAATTTGATCTCTAGTAATTGCTTTTTTAGTGGGATCTTCTTGAAATCTATAACATCAGCTTCCACAAGTTTATTCTGTTTTTCATCAAAAGAAAGAACTTTAACGGGTGTCTTACTTTTAACAATTTCTCCAATAGTCTTTTTAGTTCCATCTGCAAGAGTAATTATAGACTCTTCAGTTAAACACTCATCAAGAACAACACAATTATGAATCAAAATATCGTTGGCAAAAAAGTTATTGTTGCTCTCTACTTGAATATCATAAACATAGTCAACTTTCTCATCAACAATCTCTATGGATTTTATATTTGTTAATGCCCCAATAGTAATCACCGTATCTTCTAGAGTCAAATCTTTTGCTTCTATATAGCCTCTATTTTTCGTATAAATTCTATGATCTTCTGTGCAAGTCAATTCTTTACCATTTTCAGTTCTAATTCTATATATCTTTTTAATAGTAGGCTTTTTAGAAATAGCTACTACTGGTTTAAATTCTTCCTGATTTGAATCTAAATTAAAAGATAATACTTCCTCACCTATAAGGATATCGCATATTTGCTTATTTTGCAATCGAGTTTTTACTTCAGTAGAACCCAAAACACAATGAAAGTGCTCCGATTCTTGTGTTGCAGTAGGAGAGGCTGACAATGCTTTTATAGTGGAACCATTTTTAAAATGGATAAATGAGTTGGAGGAATGTTCCCAGTCAATCTGGGTATACACTTTGGAGGAGGGAGTAAGAATACGACCGATAATGTCTTCTTTAACTAATCGTTTAGCTGTCTCCATCTTTGGACCAAATATGCCAATACGAAAACCAGGATTATCCAGACAAAGTTTAACTAACCCAATAGCAGCACAAAAAGTTTTTCCAGATCCACGAGAAGCAAGTATCCCAATATAAGGTTTATTCAAGTCACAGACAGCATCAATCATGGCAACTTGGTTGTCATATAAATCAATATCCAAATTAGACAATGACCAGTAAGAAGGGTCAGTGGCTGCTTTGGATAACGATGCTACATTAGGACCTATTTCATTACGGATAGCGTCAGTAAATCGAGACATATTCTTCTTACCTCTTTACTAATCTTTTGAGTATGATTCCCTGCACTCACATTCAATATATTCTTTTTTGTCTGTCTTTATTGTAAAATGACACCCATACTTCTCTTCTTTGGAACATTCTGAATTAGCTTTATGATGAAAAACTTTCAAATGACCACACGTAGAACATTTAATTTCTAACATGGTATCCTTTTTAGTCTTTATTTTTTATTGGTTAACAGTCTTAAATCCCCACAGGAAGAGCATTTAAATATCTTCCAGTAAGCCCCAATTTCAGAAGTGGAGCCAACAAGAAGACTATAAATTTCAGCAAATTCATGCTCTTTATCATTATTGCAAAAGGTTGTTTCCGTCCTCATCGTAGCCACCCACATTGTCCCATTCGGAAAGCTCCGTCTGAATATCCTGAATTCTTTTTCTAAGGATATGACTAGCTCTTTTCACTTCTGTATGTATTTTTTTAATCTCAAAATCAATCTTTTGTTGTTTATTAATACTCATGTTATTTTCCACCATTCCCATTTCTATTACCAATAACTTTCAAAAGTGTATCTAAAGTCTGATTAACATCTTTTGTCAAGGTTTGGTATTCATCATTAAATTTCTTAATGTCTTCAATGCGAAGATTCTGGAGTCTATCATACTTAACAAACATTTTATAAAGAGCATATCCCAAGATAGCTGTAACTAATCCTGCGGGGGTAATTATGGACCACAGGCGCGGATTCGTAATTAGATCTGCTAGTAATTCCATATTAATTCCTTATAAAGGGCTAGATAATTCTTTAAGGGCAGCTAATAGTTCATCATTCCATTGATCAATGACTGAAGCTTCTTTATTAAGAGAGGATTTCTTATTTGGCCAACGGATAAGCGTCTTCTCCGTCACTGTCTTTGCTTGGCTCAACATGCCATTTAATACGGAGGTAACGAAAGCCTCTGCCTTTTCAAACTTGGCATAGATTTTTTCCAAAAGTTCTTTTTGTGTAAGCTTGGGAACATACTGGACTTCTTCATTTTTTACAGTCAGAAGTTTATCTCTCCATTGAACTACCTTTGAGGAGGTTGCTTGGATCAGGACTGAAGCTTTCTCAATGGAAGCTTGAAGTTCCTCTTCCATTTGAACTCTTTCTCCAGCTTGATCAATCTTCTTCATTTCCTCCTGGAGTTTAGCCTGAATCTCTTTCTTAGCCCCATCCAAGGCCCCTAGATTCTGTTCTAAGGCATCCATTTTACTTAGAACCTGATCTAGCTCTAAATTTACTGGTTGAGCTTCTTCTTTAGGGGTATATTTAGGTGTAATCTTATAATCTTTAAACTGGGTCTTAGGCTCTATTGTTGGTTCATCTGCTGTCTTATTCTGTATATTCTCTGGTTCGGGAAGTTTACCCATATCATCCTTGTGCCAAATCTTTGCTGCACAATCCTTACAGACATCCTTATTTAGATAAGGTTTTTTCCCATCTTCAGATTTATTCAATCCACAATGCCCACAAAGGAAAGAAGTCTTATTCTGAGAAATTCCTTTTTCAAAATCAGATGCTTTTAATTTTAAGGAAGCTTGTTTGGGTTTCCAATCTGGGCTAACATGGGTAGAATTCTTCGTGAAACGAAGTGCTCCACCATCAGAGCTTTCAGAATCTGCCCAACTCATAGTATAACCATTAGCCATAGCCCACTCAGTAGCTAGGGATTCTAATTGCATCTCCATTTGTTCTTGATTTCTAAACTTAGAGTTGAGGAATTTTGTTAAACTCTCTAAAGAGCCTTGTGTTCCTTCTTCCTCAACAAATTCAACTTTAACAGCTTTCTTTTCTATCTTGGATTTTAGAGAAGATTTAGCCTGTGGTGGAATAGCAGCATCTGGACCATATTTATCAGCCATGCCTTGTTCAAATTTAGCATCCTCTTCCTCTTCATTTACAGGACTAGCCAAAGCAACCCAATCAATCCTATCATGATCAGAAGGCTGCAAAGATTCAAACCAAGATTGTACTCCAACCTTAGCCCCTGCACTATCTGCAAGCCTAAGTGATTCATGCGCCAAATTTAATGCAATCTCTTTTAATGCAACAATACGAGCACCTTCATCTGGTAATTTTAAAGCTTCTTGATATTTAGGATCTACTGCAATTTCATCTTCCTGAACCCATACTCTACACCATCCATTGCCTTCAAAGGCTGAATCATTAGCATGTTTCTCTAGACCCTTTTTAATAAATAGATAGGAGGTTTTACTCATACCTTCTACATCTTTCAAAAGTTGTTCTGCTTCAGCTTTAATAGAGAGTAAGTCATCTTGGGAAGATTCTTTATCTTCCTTGCAGTCTTGACAAACTCCTTTTTTAGAATCAGGATTTTTATCGTTCATTGGACGACTACAAACTTCACATTTTTCAGCAACCTTCTTTAATTCCTTAAGGGAAGCATCCTTATTCCATTCAGCAGCATGTTCTTTGCACAAATAACCAGCACCATGTTCATTACTAACCATATCGGATACTGGAAGAGATTTATCACATTTTATACATTTAGTATGTGTAGCTGCTTCTTCTTTCAAACTACTAGCACTATGCAAACTATCTAGAGAAGGTGTAACAGGTACTTCAGCTTCTTGAGGCTTCTCAATCTCAGGAGTGGCTATCGGATCAGCAGTTTGGGCACCCTCTGTTTCTGGGGTAATACGGTGCATTTCAACTTTTAATAGTTCTCCATCTTTATCTACAATACCCCATTTTGTGCCATCACTCTCTGTCTCTTCACTGACAAATTTACCACGAAATGCTGGCATTTCACCTTTAAGATCTGCTCCAACGATAACCCAACTTTCTGGCTTTGGCAATCTATGAGAAGGATCTTTACCAAATGGAACTTTATCCTGTTCAGGAGTTTCCATAGTGGGTTCTTCACGAATTGGCTCTTGTAAGGGGTTGAGATCATCTGCAGCTGTCTTCTCAATAGAATCTGTTTCAGAGATATTCATGTAAGAAGCTGCTCGTTTTAAGGAAGCATAGGCAGTAGGTTTATAATTAGGATTTTCTGTAAAAATTCCCTGTTCCATATCATAGATAAACTGATAAGGACCAAACTCTTCATCACTATTAAATTCACCACGATGAATCTTATCCCCATCTAAACTAAATCGATAAAACTTAGCTCCTGGAGCATTCATACGATACATGCTATTTACAATTTCTTCCTTGATCTCTTTAGCAACAGGAGCAGGAATAACTGTAGCAACCTTTCTAATATCTGAATTATCAGCCCTACTAATTTCTTCAATAGCTGATTCTAGCTCTTTAGGAACATGTTCAATATGTTTATCTCCACTACAAGAAGGGCATGGTATAACTGTTACACGACCTCCACGAACTGCTGGGACATCCCCTTCCCCATCGCATTCAGGGCAAATAGATTTCTTAGATGATTCTACATGACCCTGCTCACAATCGCATCTCTTACAAGATGGACATTCACCTTTAACAGGCTTTGTATGTCCACAAGAAGGGCATTTCTCATCCAGAGCTGATTCCTCTACAATAGGGGTTTCATCAACTTTTTCAATTTCTTTAGTTTCTTCTACTGGCTCTTTGGATTTCTTAAGATCTTCGAGTAATTTATCATGAGTCTCATCGGTCACAAGGTCCTTTGGGGGGCGAAGAGGATCAATCTCTTCTTTCTTAATCTCTATTCCTTCATCACCTGCTGCCTGTCTCTGTTGATCTACAAATATAGTGGTAGCGTCTTTATCATAATGAAAATCTTTCGTTAGCATTTTGGTGATCTCGTCCCAATTGCGCCCATTCTTTCTAAGCACTTTAACTAGTTCAACTTGCTCTGGACCAAATACAGAGGCAGCTTTTTCCTGGAGTGCCGATTCAAGCTCTTTCTTAATTGTCTCATCCATATGATCCTTTAAACTTTCGTGTTCTTCCTCTTTCTGTTTCTCCACATCTTCGTAGGAAAGTGAACTTGGAACGAGGGTATCCTTAGACTCAGGTGACTTTCCCTTACCCTCTTGTTCCCATAGTGGAACATTGCCTTCTGCTTTATTCTGTTTTCCCATGTATGCATTAAGGTCTTCTTGGTTTTCAAAAGTTAAATTCTGAATAGTTCCACTTGGGAAAACATTCTGCACTTTTACTTGAGCAGCTTGCTTCCACAGGTTTGCATCAATATCTAATTCAGCTTGTGTGTTATTAAGCACAGGCATATTTGTGGCAACGGGAGTACTAGAATCCTGGTTATATGTCTTAAGCATATTTTTCATTACTTCTTTAGCTTCGTCATATTTATTTTCATCGGTGAGTTTAACAAGCTGTGCTAAGTCAGTGGCTAAAAGTTGTGCTTCGTGGCTGGCTTCTTCAGAAGAAGTTGTTTTTTCTAAAATCTTTTCGGCAGAATCTTTCCATGCCAGAGTAACAATTGAATTTCTTGATTCATCACCAAGAGAAACAACATCTAACACTAATTCCCTAACAGGAGAAGAACCTACGGCAGTTGGATCACAAACCTTAAAAGAAGAATGGGTAGATCCATCATCTGATTGTTTTAATAAAGATGCAATTACTTCTTTAAAGAAATTCATGTATATCTCCTAGGCATTAACTAAAAATTTACTTTTCTTTGCGTGATCTTCCCACCATTTGGGTTGAAAATTTGTATAATAATTACATTTCTTTCTATCTTCTTCTTTAGATAAATCAAAATTATTACAACCAACTATATGATCAAGCTGCCAAACCTTTACACCTTTTTTATTTATACCTCTATTTTCCCAAGTCATATCTGGTAGCCACAAAGATTCAATATATGCTTTAAATTCAGGAAGTGTAATACCGAATAATCTTTTAAATAATGGACTATCTTTTTCACTTGCTAAAAAATGAGAAAGAGTTTGTGTATAATACCCTTTCCATTTTAAATGCTCATCATAATTTTCTGTTTTGGCTGAAACCCTAGTATTTCTGGTTTGAGTTGATTTTGTTACCCATTCACAGTTAGCTTTGGAATAACTATCAACTAGTAAATCATTATCAATACGATTTATAGAATATTTTCTACTTGGTCTAGGACCCATATCCTCAAAGAAATGAATAAAGCCATCTTCTCCCTGCCAACGTTCACAAACAGTAATACCTCGTCCACCATATCTAAAATATTCAGTACAATTAGGATTAGTACAACGTTGTATCATTGTAGACCAAAGATGATAATCATCTATTTTTGAAAGACCGTGGGTAGTTGATCTATCTATAAATTTTTCAATTTTATAACAACCACAAGATTTAGTATGACCACTAACAAGATACTGAGTACAAGCAATTACTGGATTCTTATTTCCACAACTACACAAGCATTCCCATAAGGATTGACCAAATTCATTTCTTTTAAGATACTTAGTCACAATTAGTCTATTAAAACTTTTTCCAGTCAGATCAACAAAATTATGTGCTTTTCTATCAGGGCATTTACCACACGATGCAATATTTCCTAATACTAAAGTATATGTATCAGCTTTAACTCTTTTGCCACTACCACAAGAGCATTCACAAAGCCAATATCTTTTACTCTTTTTAATATATAAAAATTTTATAATTAATAATCTATTAAATTCTTCTCCAACCAAATCTTTAGAATTCCAAAATACTTTACTCATACCTGTCCTTTTCTTTTATTATTTACTTTACAACAGGAGTAACTTTTTCAAAGATCCAAGTCGAAGCATCCCCTTCGCCCTTAGATAGTTGGTCTTTAGACTTAGAAACTAGTTTGTATGAAACTCCATCTACGTGTACAACGTCTCCAGTCTCTAGATCTAATCCATTTGGAATGAGGTGCTTGTTCATAAAAACGGTTTCATTAGTTCCCTCGAACTGGGTCTTCGGTTCGTCTCCAGCAACTTTTTCTAAACTTGCAACTTTCTCATTTATAATAGATTCTGCTTCAGCCTTTTCAAATTCAGCCTTCTCATCTGCTGCAGCAATTCGTTCAAGAACTTGCTTACCAAATTCTTCAGAAAGTTTTGCATTCAGATCCAAACCTTTAGAAATAAGCTCAGCGACCAATGCCTTCTTGGGTAGTACTACTTGATTGGCTTTAATCTCAACTGGAATACTAACTGCCTTAATAGTTCCTGCATCGTCGAGAGTAATCATGGTGTCAACTTTATTGCCACTCATTGATACTTCAGCAATCTTAGCCGTTCCATATCCTTGGGCCTTAAGCATACTCACTAAAGCATTCACTGCCATATCTTTTACTTTATCATTAGCTGCAGTGATGACCTGCTCTTCAGCCTGAATAGATTGAGCCAAATGATCTGTCATAGAAGCTCGTGGCATATTTTCTTTTATTGCAATATGTTGAGAATCACTATTATGAAATGCCTCAAATGGGCAACGAGCAGAAGGTGCAGGAGTCATGCCAGTAATCACTGCATCATCCCAACTAAGACCACAAGTTCCACATGTAGCTCTATCCCCTGCTTCTTGATCTTCATCCAAAGGTTGCACTGGATAATCTGCAGGAATCTCTATTTCAGTTTCATCTAAATCACCAAGCCAAGATTCTTCAGCTTTTATTTCAGTAATTGGTGGATTTTTTTCAAGATGCTCTTCAGTAAATTTAAACTTTCCACAAGGACACACTTCAACTGAACCTGATTTACCTTTTTGATATTGGTGCTCATGAACAGCTGCTTGTTTCTCAACTACTGGTTCCTTAAATTCACCAGTGAAAGAGAGTGTGGTATTAAATGATGCTGTACGAGCAATACTATCTGATAGAACTGTTTTAAGAAGTTCTGCTTTATTTGGAGATTTGCTATACTCTAGCTTAGCTACTTTACCCATAATAGCATCTTGAAATGCTGGATGGGAAACTAGATAATCATTCCCATTATCAGTAAGTTTAAAAGAATCCAAAGAGGCTACTACAGTATCAGAATGTTCTGATTCTGCATTTAGTGCCTCAACAATTTTAGACTCAATTTCTTTTTCTGGATCAACATTAACATTCTTAGTATTAAGGGTCATATTAGGTGCCACCTCTTTTAATAGATCTGCGGTTTTAATCAGATCATTTATATAAGCATTAAAATTGTTATTTGTCATGGGAGTATTCCTTTTAAAGGGCATTTTTGGGCAAAATTTTAGTGGGAGCGTAGGACTCCTAATACTATTGTTTTTTATTATACTTTTATTATCTACTAGGATTGTTATCTACCTATGCTAATCTGGGTTTGTAGCTTCTAAAGCATCAGACATCGGTGCTGAATTATAATAATTAATAACTTCGTAATCCATCATACCTGGAGGAAAATTTCTCTCCGAGGGATTTTGAAGCTGATCCAACAGGCAAACGGAACGGGTCTCATCTTTATTCCAACCTATGCCCGAATCTGTATTTTCGGGTGAATCGTGCATTCCGTATGGATAATCCCTTTGATCATGGTTTACATAAGGCTCTTCATCTGTGTCATTATTAATCTGTTCTGTCTTCCATTCATCACATAAATAGTCTGGAACTGAGGCACTTTGAGAACCTGCTTGCCTCTTTAAATTATACCTTTCTTCAACTCTCTTCTTAGCAAGCATCTGTTCTACATATCGCATAGTATCAGAGCGAGGACCTAAATCATGATAATCTCCATCTACAATCCTGCCTCCACTAACAATACGTTCCACAGGAATACCTAATTGCCTAATAAATTGAACATGAATCATGCGAGGCTCATCACTCCAATAAATAGACCCATCATCCGTCATAATAGCTGTTTGAGCATTTAGATTCTCTGGAATATATTGTTGAGGAGGAAGAGTTGCTGCTTGCTTAGCCATTACTGGTTGTTTTAAGAATGCATTCCATCCATCTTGTTTAAACTCATCTGTAGTACAAGTATATGCTTGCTCATTATCTGTTTCAATTCTAATCCTCTTAGTAGCATTCAAATTATTATAAATAAACTCTTCAGCGTGAGCTTTAGCATTTGAAAGAGTGTTTGACTGAACCATTATTGCATCACCCCATACTCGGACTCTAATCCAGCCTTTGTCTAATATAAGACCAAAGGCTCTTACTGCAGCTGAATCTCTTTCGAACTTAGTTGTTATCTCAGCTATTCCCGGAAGTCCAAAGACTTCTGGATGAGCCGATACATAGCCAAAATGATCCTTTGTTTCAACATATTTGCCACTAGGATTTATCCAACCACCATCCTGATTTGATGCCGTTATCTCCCTTGTTAAACTATTAATAGCTGCTTCTCTATTCAAAGATTCATTATCCAATACTACCATAGCGGGAAATGAATTAGCTCCAAGTTCTCTAAGAGCATCAAATCTATGACCACCTTCTAAAATATATGGGCCTTGATTGTCAACAGCAATAATTAATGGTGTTATTTCTCCAGTCTGTTTAATCTGCTCTGCAAGTTCTTTTGTCCTTTTTTCTTCATCAGTAGAATAATAAGATAGTGCTGGCATCTGTGTGAATGCTGAAAAAGGAACTTCTCTAATTCCTTTTAGAATAGTGTAATCATCCAAACTAGCTCCAATTGAAGATTGATTTGGAACTCCTTGTCCAACAGTTCTACCATCTACAACACTACCTGCTAAAGGAAATTCTAAAGAAGCCTTTTTATTCTTAAGCATATTCTCAAGTGCTGGAATAATCTCACCATCTGTACTACTCCATTCACCTTTAGGCTTACCCATAAATCTACGGGGATAACCACCTGGAGAATTTTGATCTAAATTATCTTCATTAGATTCTGGGGAATACGTTACAGGAAGGGGCTTACTCGGCTCCTGGTCCTGGTAAGTTGTGTTTAGCCATGTTGTATTTCTTGGAAAATCAAAAGTGGATTGATCTACCTGCACAATATCATTAACTGTTGTCTTCCATGTATTAGACATTTAAATGCCTTATATTCCCATTATTATTTTTATGCTTAGTGCTTTTATACCCATGTTCCTTATTTAAAAATCTTTTCTTAGAAGTTATTCTAGCCATAAAAGTTATTCCACAACCGCATAAGCATATTCGTTCTTCTTTTGCTACACCAGATACTCTAAGCCAATGCTCTTTATTAACATATTGTCTTTGAGAATTATATACTTTAACAAAAAAGGTTCCACCACATCCGCAAGTACAAATTTTCTCAATTAATGGTTTCTTTCTTGCTTCTCTAAAAGCATCAAATTTTGCTTTAACAATAGGACCCATTGGTTTATAGGGGGGCTTATACCCACTAGCAAACAATTTCTTTCTACCCTCACTCATAGCTTTCTTTTCTTCTTCAGGAACTATTCTACCAGTTAAAAGCTCTCTCATTTTTTGTTTTGTTTCTTCAGAATGATGAAAACCTAAATTTGTAGTTGTTTCAGGACGAATATTATAACCTTTATCTTCATTGATAGTATCATACAGAGAAATATAATACTTCTCTCTTTCGTCCAATTTTTCAATAGAGCATTCCTCTAAAATTTCAAATTTAAAATTATTTTTACCATATTTATTAAAAGCTCTTTGAAGATGCCCATTAATATGAATATTCTTCTTTAAGGCTAAAAAATGGGCTCCTTTTCTCTTTCTTAAATGAGTTGATTGCCCAATATATCCTTTGTCATTAACTAAACAAAGAATACGATAAATACCTATCTTAGTCATGACCAACTTCCTCTAATTCTACTTCAGTACCATTTATAGACTTAATTATACCAATCTTGCCTGTTATCTTATCCTTAACCTTATCCCCCACATGCCAGATATCTCCGTAATGACTATCCCATTCTTCAGCTTCACCAGCCTCTATGGTCATATTCTCTTTTTTACTCAAAGGCTGTTTAAAGATGCTCAGAAATTGCCTCCAACAGTCAGCTGAACGGGGTTTCCCAGTAGTACATGGCTCATAAAGTGTTTCTTGATCAGATTGACTATCAGGGTCTACTGGAATTTCCTGATCATCTCCACCATGCTGGAACTGCCATTCATTATTTGGTGCCTGTACTAAACTGGGTAAGAAGTTATTACCAGAAGCTTTCTTCATCATCCCCTTAGAATATTCTTCCCTATCAAATGAAGTATCATTACCTTGTAAATCTTCTACAATAACCATTTCAGGTTTATATTTCCAAACAAATTGTTCTGCTACTTGTGGAATATTATTAATATCCTGAATCAACAAATCTAATTCTGTAGGTAATACACCTGATACTCTTACCCATCCTTTAGACAACAACCAAGCAATCAAATTATCATCTTCAGGAGATCCTTCAGCGGGTAATATAAGACCATATTGTTGTTTGAGTAGGTTGGCTTCATCTACTACCCATGCTGTATGAGATCTTGTGACACTATATTCTTTTCCATCAGGAGCAAGCCAACAATCCATATTACCACGATAGGCTGCTTCTTTCTTATTACCTAATTCAATTGTAGTTTTATCCCCTTCTACGGGAGAGAACTCTACACTATCAATTGTAATCTCTTTACCTACAAACTCTTTATTCCCATAGAGATCCTTACATTTTCCCTTCTTAATATAAGCAATCGTGATATGAGGATGATATTCATCAGAGGGGAGCCCCGTAGCACACTTAAGCTCTTTAGTAATCTTCCCGTTCATATCAGATAAATCTTTGCTCTCTACTGAAACAGTCAGAACGTCAAACTCTCGCCCCTCTGGAGAAAAGTGCTTTACGTCTCCCAGAGTTGCTTTAAATTGTTTTATACCTTTAAATAGTTTCTCTACTTGTTTTACATCATCTGAAATGATTCCATACTTAATAGTTATATGGCTGTCCAATTCCCTGCCCAGATTATTTTCAGTATATAGATCGGAGTCATTTATCTGTCTTACTCCCCATTCCACTATCTCTTGAGAAATCTCTTTAGGAATATCAGCCATGACACAAGCATATTCAATATTATCTGATTTTTGTTCAGCTGTCTTAGGCATGTTACTCATTTGCATTTCAACCATTTTTTTATTTATAGCCTTCTGAATACCTTGTTCAATAGCATCCTCATAGCTAACTTCTGGGGGTTTAGATAGTAAGGCTCCATAATACGAACCAACTTCAATTTTATTAAATTTATGACTTGCTAAATAATTATCAATTGCTGGAGGAACATTCTGTAATGATTCTACTTTAAAGAAAGCCAAGTTGCTACCCATGGCTCGAAGTGTTGCCCAACCTTCTTTCAAAAGATCTTCCAGGGATTTACCCAATTTCTTAAAAGCAGCATCTGTGTGATCCATGTAATCTTCTACAGGAATAATTTCCCCATTAGGGCCAAGTAGGTAAGCCTCTACAACTGAAGCTTGTTTCTCCTGTTTTATTGGAATATTTAATTCTTTTAAAGTTTGTTCAGACACAGTAGATCCAAACCTTGGAGATTCCCCAAAAATATTATAAAGTTTAACGGGTTCCCTTCCAGGAACTTCTTGTGCCCCAATATAAACAGCATAAGCAGGACCCTCTTTAAGCTTAGGATCACTATAGGGATTATAAGCTGATTCAATTTCTTTCTTTGAAAAGGATCTAGAAGCTTGCATAGGTTGTCTTAAAGATTTGTTAACTTGATCCTGAATGTATGGAAATGGGTCATCCACCTTGACATAATCATTCTTTAAATCAGATACCTCAATTCCATTACTACCAGAATATTTCTGAGCTATAAAATTATCAATATAAGGAGGTATATTTGTAATATCAGCTACCTCAATGGCAAAATCTGAACTGTCAGAAGTTTCCTGTCCAGATGTTACTCTTACCCATCCTTGCTGAAACATTTCATTAGCTATTTTTTGTGTATACTTAGATGATACATCAATACCATAATTTCTAGAAAGTTCAGCCAAATTCTCCATTATCCAAGAGGGATGAGATTCCTTACGATCTAATACAAATGCTCTACCTTGGGGATCAAGCCAATATTTTGTAGCTAATGCTGCCTGTTTTAATGAAGCAGTTTTAGTAACAGGTATCTCTTGAGCTATCTGAAAGAAGTTAGATCCATCCTTTTTCAATTTAGGATTGTCTCTTACTTTATCAAATACCCAAGCTTGTAGCACTTTCAAATTACCTTCATGTGACATGCTATGAGATTCTTTAGCTAACTCTTTAAGATAAGTGGGATCATATTTCATTAAAATTCTAATGGCCATCTTACCTAGCATAGATTGATAAGCCATTTCATAAAGCCTTGAATCTCTTGGATTATGCTTCTTAAGATTATTAAACACTGGAGCTAATGCTTGCTGATGTTGCAATTTCTCATAAGTAGGATTTGAATCTCCCATATAACCTGAAGTAAGCTGTTCCCCCAACCAATCTTCATCAGGAATTAGAGCATCTTCATTAGGGGCAACAAGAACAATTCCACCTTCTGCATCACCAGAACCATAATTTGCATCTGCTCCCTGATATCCTACCATATCTGCACCAAGAGCATAAATAAGGGCATAGCCTAAATCTTTAGTAAGATAGGCTCGCCCAGCTAATGGGGATTGATGGGCTTTACCTGTTTCCAAAGGAGCCATTACATAGCCATCTTTAGCCATCTGTCTAACAGAAGCACCTGATCCACCATGATAATAAGCATCCATAGCTACAATATGCAAAGAAGCTGTCTTATCAGATTTCTCAACCTGCTTTAATACATTTTTCCAAGAATCAAAGTGAATAGCCTTGTCATCAATAAAATATTTAGAGAAGGGCTTTTCCCCTTCAAAAATAGAATCATAAGGAATTTCATGCTTATCAAGCCACTCACGAACAAACTCAAGTCCGTCTTCTGAGTCTGCTCTACAGGAGTATATGACAATGTTATAACCCATCTCCTGCAATTTAGCTAATGATTCCTTAGCTCCTTCTATAGGCTCACCAATGGCAGGGAAAGTGGCATCCTGTGCGATTGTTTTGTCCAGATCGATACAGATATCAGTTTCAGCTTCTTTAGGCTCTTCAAAGGCTTCTTTTAGGAAAGCTTGTTTTAACGAAGAGACTGCTTCTACTTCTTCTTCTTCTGGCCATGTCAATCCCCTATCTTCAGAAAGGGTGCCCCTAACGGAATTTTCATCAACATCAAATCCGCGATAATGTAACTCCCTTGCAACTTCAGCATGAGTGCTACGATAGGCATCCCAAACATACCTATTACCGTTGGCCCCCTCTAAATAGCGTAATTCGTCATATTCAGATTTTTTAATCAGTTCTAATTCTTCATCTTCTGTTGGATCAATTAAAACTGGAAATTCTCCACGGCTATATGTTGTAGAAATTTCTACAACATCTGCTTGCTTATTTAATGAGGAAGTTTTCTTTGGAGTAACCCACCAAATCTGACTATTATCAAACACAAATCCATCATAGGTTCCATCACCCTTTGGAAGGAGTGCCCCATCATATCCTTGTGATTTAAGCTGCACAAGTAGAAGCTTCTCATACTCTTCCCAACCAGCAGGATTCTTCATAGAGACATAGAAATCTTTGACCATCCCATGACCTGCAGCACCTGTCTCACCACGATCAATAGAACCTCTATCTGTGGTGAACCAGAAAATTCCCATAGTTGTTTTCTTAGGATTTACTTTCTTAAAATTCACATTAGTTTCATGGTGACAGAGGAGGGGTTTACCATTGCTATCTACTACTTTAGATCCAGCAAACCAAGAATCAAAGTCAGATTGCAATGCCCCCTCACTAATAATCTTCTCAATCAAAGGAAGTTCAGTTGTCGACACTTCTCCTCCAGTTTGTTCTAATACAGATTTAAGATACTGTAGGGTAGCAAAATAATGGAACCTAGACAAAAATTTAAATTTTATTTCATTATCTGATAGGGCATCCTGTTTTTCATGCCTTTCATCAACAAGATCCTGCTTAATTTGTACTGATTTTTCAATCTCTTCTTCAATAATATCTAGTTTTTTCTCTATTTTATCATAGTAAAGTTGCCTTTTTTCTTCTGGCCAAGCCTGTAGAACCTCTTTTAACTCGTCAATCCTTTGAATCTGACGGCCTATCTCCCCAAAGGAAGCATCTAACTCATTGGCAAGTTCTTTAGCCCCTTCTACAGCATTTTTGCGAGATTCCTCAAAATCATCATCTTGGGCAAAATAGATTGGAGCTTTTACCCATTTATCTTGAAGAAGGGAATACCTACCAACCAACTCGGTATTTGATGGATTTAAATCTGATTCAAAGAAAAACTCTGCGGGTCTTTCAGTTAGGGGAAGAATTATCTTAGCCCTATCAAATTCCTTACGAGTTTGATCAAGTTTCTCTAAGGCTTCTTCTTTAGAGGCATTGGGCATATTTGTATTAATAAATTGATCTAAATCAACTATGACGTGCACATCCACATCTGAGGTTTTTATATATTTAGTCGTTGTAGTTGACCCAATAATTGTGACATCTTTAACCCATAATTCTGGATTCTTTAACTGATAATTTTCATAACAACTGTTTAAGAGTCTTAAAATAAAATCTTTTAAATAGGGGAATAGAATACCATCAGCTTGCCACATATCAACTGGCAAACCGGGAAAGCTATAATCCAATAATGAGGAAATTTTTTTCATAGATTTATAGAACTACTAATTAGTTTGTTTCTTTGGCTGGCAGATGTTCAGCGGCCAATCTATAAGGACAAGGACGAATGTCCTCAACGTGCTTCTTGCACTTCGGGCAACGTTCAAAAAGATAGTATTGAGAACCTTCATGCACAGCAACAATCTCAAATTCGCTATTACGATTACAAATGGGGCAGAGGTATCTTTTTTCTGTAAGTTTTAGCACTTTTTTACCCTCAGAAATAGTTGTCATTTTTTATCCTCTTTTCTGGCCCTTTGCTCTAAAAACTTAATATTATCTGGTCTATAATTCTCGCAATCACATAAGCCATATTTAAAATATGTTGCCTTTGTTAAATCAGATCTAACTTTTTTATTCCTTCCATCGCACCATTCCCCATCAATATAAAGGGGGGCTGAACTATGTAGTCTTCTACCATGACCACAAACACATGGGAAATTAGATACTTTGTTTTTCTTCTTCATATTTATATTCTAAATACTCTAGATTGGACATTGGGGCATGATCACCATCTGGAATATCGGGACAAACATAAAAGTAGCCTTCACGACTCATCCTGGTAGACTTCCACATAGGTCCTTTTTGGCCTCTTAAAACCTCATGGCAATGCTTACAAATCTGTTTCATTATTTACCAGTGGGATTATCCCGTACTAACTTAGCAACTCGATCATGTAATTCCTGATCTTCAAAACCAAACGAGCGTGTACACTGAGGACAGAAGACCGCGCAACGGCCATTGTCCCCAGCCCCAATACGCATAACATTTTTATCAGAGATATTTTCGCGGCACGTAGAGCAATACCACTCTTTGAGAGGTTTTACTTCTTCTGTAACAACTTTCTTAGGTCTTCCACGCTTTTTCTTCTCAATAACTGGAGCCTCTACCTTAACTTCAGGTACAATTACTGGATCTTTACTATGATCCTTTAATATAACAGGGACTAATTCAGCCTGATCACCATTATTCACGATACCAAATTCAGCATTTTCAAGATTATTCATACCTTATCTCCTCTTTCATAATATTCATTAACAATCTCTACACCGCTTGACGTTCCTATTCTATCAGCACCTGCGCTAATCATTAGATCGAAATCTTTTAAAGTTTTTATTCCTCCACTTGCTTTTACAAGTACACCAGATCCTACCAAATGATCCTTAAGAAGTTTAACATAATAGGCAGTTTTAGCTGGTTCCAATTTGCAATTGATGCCCGTACTCGTTTTTGCAAAATCTACATTTTCTCTTACCAAGCAATCTGTGGCCCATTTAATTTCATCGTCTTGGAGAACTCCAACCTCAAGTATGACTTTTAAAATATAAGATTGTGTTTCTTCTCGTACTGCATGTATCTCGTCCTGGAATCGTTTAAAATCATGTGACTTGATTGCAGACAAATTAGCGACGAGATCAATTTCTTTTGCCCCATGTTCTAATACATGCCTCGCTTCATCACACTTAGATTCGATCTCATCCAAACCGAATGGGAAACTTACAACGGAAGTGATGACCGTTGGGCATGTTGGATGATTCTTTAAAAGATTACTTACCAATGGAACAAAAAAAGGATTAATGCAAATGGTTTTGAACGATTTTTGAACGCAACTTCTCACCGCCACTGTGTAATCTCCAAAAATTGAATCGGGACGAAGAAGGGTCTGATCAATCTTTTCAGCTGGATTTCCCATTAGAACTCCTTTCTTTTCTTAATGAAGCAACTTAGAAATATCCAAATACACTACGAGAACCATTAACATTGCTAAAAGGAAGAATCCAATGTAGCCCCAAATTTCATAGACCCTGGTTGTAAATGGTTTCTTTCGTAATCCTTCTATGGTGTACAAAAGTGCATGGCCACCGTCGAGAGCCGGGAGTGGAATAAAATTAAATAATCCTAAACTTAAAGAAATAACTGACAGAATAAAAAAGAACTGAAATAAATTTTCTTTTAACGACGATGCCATCACTCTCGTAATAGCAATAGGACCAGACATATCAGAGACATGGGACTTGGCAACAAAAAATCCACCCATGTATTTAATAGTCCCAACGACTACCATAGATGAGATGGAAAATGTTCGCCTAATGGCTTCTATGATTGGATAATCTTTCAGAAGAAAGAGAACCCAGATAATCAAAAATCCTAAAATGAGATTGGCTGTTGGACCTGCCAATGCAACGAGAACTCGCTTATACCATACCAAAGAAAAGAAACCACCATCTTCTTTAATCTCTGGGTTCTCTCCTTTGAATTGTACATATCCCCCTAATGGGAGAAGTCTTAATTCATAAGAGGTTTCACCAATCTGTCTATGAAGAAGTCGTGTACCAAAGCCAAAGGAAAACTTTAAAACCTTAACACCAAAAGCTTTGGCAGTGAACATATGCGACAATTCATGAATACCAATCAATACACCAAGAGCTAGAATTGCTATTAAAATATTTAGCATGTCACTCCTTTTCTTCTCTTACAGTATAACACATTTATCTGTTCTTGTCAACTAGTAAATAAATCAAACCAAATAAGTATTGGCACATTCGATAAGATCTTTTTCAGAAACTTTACCCAGGTTGGATACTTGTTGCACCGCATAGGAAAGTGCTCTATCTTTTGCATGGCCTCTACGGACAGCATCTGCATAATCTGCTAATGCAATATTCATTATGGGGCTATATTTAGCAGCGATTTCATCCATCTGTGCTTGTGGAAGCAATGATTCCTTAGCTTTTTTGTTTAAAGAACCAATAACATATTGAATAGCTACTTCGGAATCTAGCATACCAGCAGAATCCGTATTAGATATCCTGTACCCATCCTCACGCAATTTTTCAGCTACTTCATCGTGTGTAGCATTCCAAGAAGGCCAAACAAATGTATTATCGTCATCATCTACTAAATATCGAAGCCCATGCTCAGTTCTCTTTAATGCCCCCATTGCTTCACCATAAGTAGGATTCACAATAACAGGAAGGGAACGACCCTCAACATAAGGAAGACTAATTTCTAGGATTTCAGCTTTCTTGACAATATCATTCTTACTAAAAGCTCTTACCACCCCAGTAGGAATCTCTTGAGAATTCTTTAAGTCCCATATAGCTAACTGATTGTTATCTCGTGCTAATTTAAGTGCCTCTTCCCTGTCAGGAATTGTCACTACAACATCATAATACACCTGACCATTATTGCTCCATACGCCAAAGGAATTACTTGATTGGCTTAACAAATCTTCATTTGCCTCAATATAGTTCTCAATATCATCAAAATCAGCAACACCATCAACGATTTTTTCTCTTTCTGGATACACGGAAACGGAATAATTTGGAGTTCCAGCTAAATTACCTTGCTGCATATTATAGGTAATTCCTCCTGAAGATTCAATCACTTCCAAGATATCTCTAACAATCTGACCACTAATGGCAGCTTGCTTTTTAGAAGCATTAACTGGATTCCTTAAAGCTTTATTAACCGCTTTTTGAATTGAGGGGAATGGATCTTGAACAAAAACTCCTTTATTTACTCCATCTCCAATCAAAACAGTTTCTCCCTGAGTATAATTTTTGGCAATAAAATCATCTACATAAGGGGGGATAGCTCCTAAATTACCTACCTCAATCTGAAATGCATTGCTATCCTTTCGTCGCTCATTAGAAATTCGTGACCAACCTGTATCAAGCATTTCTTTATGGATCTCATAGGTTGCTTTACCCTTTACCTCGATACCATACTTCTTAAGAATAGCTGCATTATCTGAAATCCAAACAGGATGAATACCAGAAACAGGAAATTCTTTTCCATCTGGAGCTATCCAATAACGAGTAGAAGGATTAGCTTTCTTATTCAAATTACTAACAACAGAAGCTGGCTCTACTTCATCAGCCAACTCGTAAAGCTGTTCATACTTATTTTTTGATCCTTCTGACATATCCTCAATTGTCATTGGAACCAAATCTTTATGATCTTGATTGGTTTTGTCAACCTCATATTGATAAACTTGCTCAAGAGAATAACCTTTATTCTTTAAATTTCTAATAACGGGGAGTTCTGCACCCCATTCATGTGTTCGGATATCATAGGGAGTACTTTCCCACTCATTATGATGTGGAAGAATCCCCTCAGAATCCTGAAGAGCATGTTCAATTTCATGCGTTAAAGTACCACGAACCTCTTCTAAGGAAAGAGCAGGATTTATAAAAATTTCTCCTGTTGGAGGATAAAAATAAGCTCTTATGGATTGGCCAAGCTTGTAACTAGGATTCTCTGATTCAAGTTGTCCCACAGTAGTTTCACCTGTTTTAGTAGGAACTGGGGAAGATTTATCCCAATATTTAATATTCAAATACGGGAGATACTTCTTAATATCTTTGATATCTAAATCTCTATCTTTAAAATGTTGAATAATTTGAGGATCATGCATAGCCCAAGAGAGAATATTAGTGTGATAGGCTTTCTTACTAAATGGTCTATTTAAATTAGAGGCTATATTTGAATAAGGCTGTTCATCTTTATTCTCATCATCAGCGGGGACCCAATTAGTGTTTGGAAAGGGCTGCACTTGGTCTGTAGCCCCGCTGTCGGCTGGACTCGAAAATGGACCACCATCCATTGATGGATTAACTCCAACATCATCTGTACTGAACTCTGCCCCTGAGAATACACTTTCTTTGTCGATTTCCATAGCCTTCGTTGTGGCCTCATCAAAGGTAAGAATAGTGTGATCTAATAGTTCTAAGGTATTATCAGTAAAATCTACATGATCTATTTTATTTTCTTTAGAATCCAATATCTTAATTACTTGATCCATATTGAGATGATGTTTTGCTTGTTTCTTATATGTAAATGGTTCTGGTTTAGAGGGATCTTTATCTTCTTCTAATGCTATTTCATAATATTTATTGGCTAATTCTTCATTAGGAAAATATTGAACGCCTCTTCCATCAAAGAGTTTCACTCTAAATTTAGCCTCACTCCTGGGAACTTGACCGTGACCATTATTTCTAGAAGAAGTTATCCCCATCTGATTGTCAAGAGATTTTCTCACTCGATCTTTAAGTGACAAAATTACTGAATTGGTAACTTCAGGATGTGCTTGTTGAATAGTTTTAACCACTTCAGACCATCTCTTGTGAGCTGTAAAGAATTCCTTGACTACTGTATCCCATAAAGCATCTTCATTCGCTACATCTTGAGGATTAGGGCCACTTACTGAGGTATCTTTCTCTTGATCAGGATTGTAGGCTATCTGTCCAGGAGCCTGTGTGCAAGTTCCCTCAGATGCTTCCTCTTGAGCTGGCCATAGATCTGCTTTTTTATGGTTCTTTAAACAATCTTCACAAGTATCTTCCCCATTATCCACATCTCGCTGTGACATTACTAAACCACACACAGAACAATTATCAGAATTAGCTTTCTTATTCAAACTACCTTTCTTCTCAGGTAAACTCTTAATAAGCCATTCTCGTGGAATCTGATACTTGGTGACAGCAAGATTCCATATCTGAGTAGTAAGATACTCAATATCTGTAATAGTTTTGAAAGGATGTTCAAGGGAAAGTTTCTTAATCTCAGGAAGAGCTTCAGGGGCTTCTTTACCAAGAAGTTTTACTAGGCGAACCAAAAAGATATATTCATTATCATATTTAGATATTTCTTTTGATCCAGGATCTTCTGGAAGAGAATTTTGTACAAAGGGATTTTGAACGGGGGGATTTCGGACGGGAGGAACTTCTTCAATTTCTTCTGTATTTTCTAATTCATTAAATCTTTTATTTGCACAGTCAGCACATTCCCATCCCTTTGCTTTCTGTTCTTCAGGAGAAAGATTGGTAGTACCACGCTCACCACAAGTAGGGCAAATTGCACTATCCCAGTCAGCAGCTTTAATTTCTTTCTTAGAAAATTTCATTATATTACCTTTTAAAATTTGGATTTTCTATACATCGTTCATTTGAAGCTCTATATCCCTCACAGACATCTAAGCTTTCATAATTGCATTCAATCTGTTTAGTTTGCAAATCAATCGTGCAATATGGTTGGGTGCCTATGAGATTAATTAAGAGGAATAGCATTAGATGGTGTGCCCTGGATTAGCTGGGTCGGGCATCGAGACATATTTTTTATTCGCAGCATCCCATTGCCAAATTTGTCCTGGGGCAGGAGGACTGGAAGGTTTAACTGTTGGGTCTTCCAAATTGTCGTCATCTGTTGGTTGAACATTCTTAATAGCTGGTGCAGGTGTGGCAACAGGAGCTGCTGGAGGTGTACCCGTTCCTTCTTCAATTGTTTCATCTGTTACTTGTTGTGCTGCAGTAGTGGGAAGTTTCTTCTGTGAAGGAGTAGTTGGCATTGTATCACCAGCATGAGTATATTCCATATGTTGCTGATATTCATCAAAACTATTAAAGGTCATACCACCACAAAGAGCGCAAGAGGTCTTCTTATCATCTGGTGTAACTGCAGGAGTTGCATTAGCTGCAGGTGCTGGAGAGCTTAATGTTGGAGTAATTGCTGTAGGTAATGCTGCTTCTTTTTCTACTTCTTTTTCTACTTCTTTTTCATATTTTTTGCAAGTACACCTATTTGCAGAACAGATTTTATCATCCCAATGAGAAGTTTTAGTATGCTTACAATTTTTACATAATGTACTAGAAGCTTCTTTTTCTACTGATTCATCTTCTAATTCTTCCCTAGTAAGTTCATCCTTATTTTCTTTATGAACTAAACTGGAAGGTTTCCCACCTTTCTCAGAGGATTCTTTTTCTACTTCTTCTACAATATCTTTATGCTCTGGCTCTTCACGTTCCTCTTCAGAAAGTTTAGGAGTAATACCAGCCTTTTGCTCAGTTTCCCATAACAAATTCTCAAGTTCCTCTAAGCTATTGTGAAGCTCTTCTGATTCTGGTTCATCTTTAAGTTTTACTTCGAGGAGATCTAATCCCATAGCGATATCAGAAAAAACTTCCTCAGTACTTAATTCTGAAGAATCTTCTTCATCTACTCCTGCTTGCTTAGGGAGTGGTGTAGTTTCTAATCGAGTTTGTACATCAGACATTCTCTGTCTCATTTCAGTTATATGATTTGTCAAACTAGCATACGGGTCAACCATTACTTCAGCTGCAGTCTTTTTACTGAAAGGTCTTACTGAACCTTTATGAGATTTAAAATACTCAATTTCACGAAGTCTTTTCGTGGCTGATTCTTTCGTATCATATGTTCCAAGCTTCTTCTTATAATCATGAGAATAAATTACCCATTTCCCATCTTCATGTCGAATATGTGCTGTAACATTCAAACTAGCCATTGACAATCGTTTATATTTCTGCTCCAAAGATTTCTTCCTTTCTGGATCAGTCTCTTTAGCTAATTGATTTAATAAGTCATCTTTAGCCTGTTCAACATCCATTACAGGAAGTTTTGAAATATCTTGTTCCACTTCTGAAGCATACTCCCCACTCTTTACTCGTTCTAATTCATACGGTTCAATCTCTCTGGCAGCTTGCATGATGGCTTCTGGAGAAATATTACTTCCCGAAAATTCTTTTGCATATCTTTGAGCAGCTTTGCCAAACCAATCTTCCCACATAGAAAGCATTGTACGTCTATCATAGGTATTGTTTTTAAGCATCTTCTTTATTGTATCTATAATTTCCAGTTTATCTCCATATAATTCACTAGTATTATTAGCATATAAATCTAATTCCTCAGCATCAATTACCTCGGCTTTCTTTTCAACAGAGGCTGTTACCTTATGTTCTATCTCTCTATGTCTTCCCACTTCAGATACTGTTTCACAATGCTTTCCACATTCTGGGCAAACTGCAGGTTTAGGGTGTGCATGTTTTTCTTTTTGATGTTGCTGATACTCTTGAAAAGTATTATATTCTGTACCGCAAATAGCGCAATGTTTAGCAGCATCCTTATTGGTCTTAGCATAAACATCTAAATGCTTATGATCTTCTGGGTTATCTGTCAAAGGTTCTCCGCAAACATCACAATAAACTGTTCTATCAGAGGAAGCTTTAACAGGCTGTGGATTATCTAAGTATCCTCGTTGATTGGGAATTGTTGAAGGGAGAGCTGTCTTAAGAGCTTCTTTAACACTAAATCTACCACATGTAGGACAAGTCTCATTCTCTTTACCTACAAAGGTTCCAGGGCAATCTGGGCAATCTTTAGATGCCTCTTTTAAAATAGTAGTAACAGGATGCTTTGTCTTACAGTCAGCCCATTCTACAATAAAAGAATCTTTATTAATAGAAGAAACCTTTCCAAAAGATTTGGTTTGTTCATCATAAATTCTACTACCAATTTTTAAATTCATAAAATAACCTCAGTGCTTTCTGCTATTATCGTAAACCCATAGGGGTTGTAGATTTGTATAGTAAAAACAAGCTTTTCTATCAGCTTCTTTTGATAAATCGAATGTATGGCAAGACTTCTTACAATCAAAATTCCATTTGCCTAGACCATTTCCATAGTTATCCCAAGACATGCCTTCAGTCCATAAAGATTGAATATAATTTTTTAATTCGGAGACAGGAAGACCAAATGACTCATAAAATAAAATTGTATTCCTATTATATTTTATTCCTGTATTTAATCTTAGATGCAGTTTATCTCTCCAAAGATTATGCTGATTGATATCAATAGATATTGGGTACATGCTTGTATTTCTTTTCTGTTCTAACTCAGTAGCCCATCTAACATTTCCAGGTTCATAGTTCCCGTCATTACTAATACGATCCAAAGATGTGTTATCCCTACCAAACTCTTCGACATGCTTCAAATAAGATTCAAATAAGTCATCTCTAAAATTCTCAAAAGATTCCAACCATCTTTGAGCCATTATAATGCTTTTTCCACCATAATGTTTATATCCTGTTGCTTTAGGATTATAGCAACGTTGCTTAATACCTTGCCAAATCTTATAAAATAGCCTTTTATTCTTATCTGGATTTGTTGGAAATCCATGGGTAGTATGATTTTCTTTCTGCCATTGACCTTTTGCTCTTATACAGCCGCAAGATTTATTTCTACCATCAAGTAAATGATCAATTCTAAATTCTGTAAAAGATCCACAATTAAGACATAGGCATTTAAAACAACGATGCCCTGACTTATCCTTTCCAACATATTCTGTAACTTTTAAGAAATTAAAAGTTTTATTTAGAATCTCTTCTGTTTTTACTTTTGCTTTCATTTTACAATCTCTCCTGCAGATTTTGAAAGTAAAAATACCTTAGAAGACTCAATATCTTGATCTTCAATGGGATAAGCTTCTGGAGTAGAAACAGGTTGATTAGTAGATAACAATTCACTAGAACTAACCCACACTGGGCCTTCTGTTGGACTATCTATTAAAGTCTCAGTAGCAGTTTGTCCTAAAACCTTACAGGATTGCCCATTAAACTGTACTGCTTGCGATTCTAGGGCCTCTAATTGAATCTTGGAGCTTGCTACATATCCTCTAATACCAGCCTCTAGATTGGCAAATTTGATCTTCTTGCCATCATTTGAAATAACCCATACCTTGGAGCCTTTCTTCATGAAAGCGACATCCTCAGTTAGAGTGGCTTTCTTGTAGCCCTTTGTGATTTCTCGTTCTGCTGCCCATTTGAGATGTTCTGCATTCATCTCTTTACCATTAAGAGGTGATAAATGAAGCACTTTCTTACCACTCTCATCACTAATATCATAGCCTAGCTTTCCCTCTTTAGATACAGGAGTTGCAGACCATTGTTTGTTGAAAACATTAATTTTTAGAGATGATTCCTTCTCTGTCCCAGCTGGTCCTGCCCAAAGGTCCTGAAATTCATCCACTCCATCTTTTCCACCTTCATCCATAGTCTTATTCGCTCTGGGAGGCAAATGATCTAAAATTGTGAGCTGTTCTGCATTCTGAGCCCCACACTCTTTCTTCATTGATCCATTTATCTGAACACACTTATGGCATTGTTTGCATCGTTCACAAACTGGACCTTTGCACATATCACATGCTGCAGAAGAGGTTTTCTCATTACCAAATTTCTCTTGAATCTTTTCTTCAAGTTCTTTAATCTTCTGGTCAAGCCTTGCTACCCATGGATGATTCCCCTGGTTGTAATGTGCTTCTCGCTCATCTTTCAAATCTTTAAGCAATGCATCATAATTAGATTTCAAATCCGCTTCTTTAGATTGATGATCTGCACATTTTGCACAATGATCTGTTTCAGGAATAACACTTGTATCTGGAGGTGGAGGATTTCCTTCTGCTACTTTCTCCTCAACTGGTGCTTCAATTCTACGGACATCAGAAGGATAGTAGCCCCCTATTTCATCCTGTAATTTTGGTCCCTCAATCCATTTAATATAGACAAGGGGATCTCCATTAACATTGGGTTCACGCAATACAATACCTACTGAACCTTTTGTCCCACGTACTGGTTCTACTATGTCATCAATATGCAGACCCGTTTTATGCAATTCGGCACTATCTTCTTTCTCACTAATAATAGCTGGGCCAAGTTTATGTTCTACATCTTTAACAATATCTTTCTTGTGCTGATAGTCCATTGGTTTATATTCATTAACAGGAGGTTTCTCTGGGGGAAGAATTGGTTGTTTACCTGGGTGCATTTCTTTAACATGGTTTTGATAGGCTTGCTGGGTAGGGAATTCTACTCCCCCACACCAATGACAAGTATGAGCAGCAGATTCTTTAACTTCTTTAAGCTCAGCACCTTGTTCTTTGTGCTCTTCCACCATGGGCTCAAGCTCTTTCACAAGCTTCTCATGTTCATCCACAAATTCTTTCTTAGGCATGGAGACAGTACCATCTTCCACTTTAGGAGCAGCTTCTTTTGCTACTTCTTCCTTGGCCTTCTGCTTCTCTAAACGCTTTGCTTTTTCAGCACTATAACGTTTCTCAGCAGCTTCCAAAGCATCCAAGATCTCTTTATAGACCTTTGGATTCTTAGTAGGATTATGCTTCTTTAGCTTCTCTTTTAGAAGAGTTATTTGTGAGCGAAGCCCTGCAAATCGTTCTAGCATGTTATTATCCTTTTAAATTCTTTCTATATTCTTTGGGTCAAAAATTCGAATTTCATTAGTAAAACAGTTTCTGAAGAAATAATATGTATGTACACCCATCTCTATAAAATCGTGAAAAACCCAAGTATCGGAATCAGGGATACTCGGTTCATTGAATACCCTGACAATCGTTCCGATATTGAGTTTATATCCAGTACGGTCTTGCATATTTATATCTTCTCCACGTCTTTTAAGAGAAAGGTTTCAACTTTATGTGTTTTTATATTCTCAGCAATAACCACTGTAGCAGTGGGGTAAGACTCAATAAACTTTACTTCATACTTAGAAGTACCTTTTTTTACAATATCACCTGGTGTAACTAAAACTTTATTTTTATCTTTAAAAGCCATTGCAGGAACCTCCATGGGGATGCTCTTCCTAACAACAGTCTTATCGATTACTGTAGTAAATCTCTTATCCAAGCAGCTGCAGAATTAAGTGGTTTTAGAATAGATTCTTTTTCTTCTGGTTTTTCTTCTGGTTTTTCTTCTGGTTTTTCTTCTGGTTTTACAGCAGAATCTGTATCCCCTGCTTCAGAAATATCCTTTGAAAACATAGAGGGATCGGATTCATCTTTCTTCTCATCTTTACTAGAGGTACTAAAATTTCTTGGTTCATCAGGAGCTGCACCACCGCCACCGCCACCAGATCCATCCCCTGTACCACCTGTGCCAGAACTACCGGGTCCATCACCACTAGCAACATTACCTGCGTCTGTATTTCCACCAACGTTACTTATATTAATAGTGACTGGGGCAGATTTGCCACCATCTTCATTAGTTCCACTACCACCAGAAACGTTAACTGTTACTGTACCTGCACCACCAGTTGATGCCCCACCAGTTGCAGCACCACCAGTACCAGCTCCACCAATTCCACTACCAACGCCACCAGTTGAAGCTCCACCTGGACTTGATCCACCAGTTTCTGTATTAGTTCTCGTAGGAGAGGTTGTATCTCCACCAGTTGAAGCAGATGCTGAAGGGGCAGCTGGAACGGCAACAGCGGGAGTAACGGGAGCAACAGGAGCTAAAGCAGGAGCAGGAGCAGCTGCTGCGGGTTTAGCTTCTGGCTTTTCTTCAGGTTTTTCTTCATCCTCAATCTCTTTTTCGACAGGAAGCTTTTCATCTTTAGGTGCAGGTGCATGAGTATGATCAGCGACTGTTTTAAGAGAAGCAGACTTAACTAAATCTTTATTCTCTTCTTCGCTCTCTTTAATATTTTTATCTGCAATACCAACTCGTGCAATTACTTCATTTCCCGCTTCATCTTTAATAACTTTCCAAGGGGATTCTACTTCTGCTTTCTTCATAATCTTTAGGACATCTGCTTTAGATGCTTGTGCTTTAATCTGTGGTTCTGCTTCTCCATAAGTAATTCCACAAGCTTGACATGCTAGATGATCTTTTTCTCCATTGAATAGATCTTGACCCTCAGATCCACAAACTGGGCAATTATCAGTAGCACTAGGACCATCAGCTTTCTTTTCCTCAAGAGGCATTTCACGAATTTTTTTAAAGTCTACCTTCTGCCCAGTACCTTCACATGCAGGACAATTATCACGTGCCATACCTGGCTTACAAGAACAAGGCTCACCAGTTTTAGGCCGATATGCTTCTGCTGTCTTAGATAGTTCTGCAAGAGCTTTCTCGACATCTTGCTTTGTCTTTGGCTCAGTACCAATTCTATTACCTGATTGCCATTGGCTTGCAATTGCATTAGCTGAATCTTCTGAATAACCCATCTCCACTAATTTATCCTTAAGTCCTGATGGAGTTACAGCAGCTTCTTTATTAACTGATTCAATATCTTTAGCCTTATCCCCTTTCTCTGGAGAATTACCTTCCATAGCTTGATCATCTTTATCCCCAATTTCTTTAGGAGATGAAAGAAGAGTAGACTCTTCAACTGATTCAACTGGCTTATCACCAGCGGATTTCTTACCTTCTGGCATAGCGAGATTTCCTTTATCATCTGCAGGGGAATCTGTTACTTTGTCTGCTACTTTCTGGGAAGCTTCTTTAATAGCTGGAACAACCTCTTTCGTTACTTCCTTACGTTCATCCTCTTCACGGCCATTACCTGCTGGAATCATTTCTTCTTTAGTAGGCATCTTAATCTTACTTTCAGAAGGAGCATCAAATTTAACTTCTTTCTCTGGAACTATTGGTTGATATAGATCTTTCTCTTTAGGTTGCTCTGGAGTGGCTTCTTTGGAGAAACGTTCAAATGCTTTCTTCCAATCTAATTGAGTATTCTCAGGGATAGTGTCTAGCAAAGCTTTCTCTGCCTTCTCTCGTGAAGAAGCAACTTCTGCTTTTGCCTTCTCTTTCAATTCATAAAACATTTCACTTGTATTCTGAGCCTTATGGCCTCGTGCTTCTGCAAGCATTTCAGCGAGAGCAAAGTCTGAGAGGATTTTAACATCCCTCTCCCAATCTTTCTTAACTGTTTCTTTGGGAGTTTCATGTTCCTCATAGGCAGCTTTCTTAGCAATCTTATCCAGCCCATACTTCTCAGCTAGACGATCTACTAATTCCATAGGAGTTTCATCCAAAGGCATATCAGCTGGACTATCTATACCCACATCAGCGGGATTGATTTTATAATCGTGAAGCAATATGGCTGCAAATTCATCGTAGGGAAGAAGAACAGCTTCTTTACCAAGCAGCTTTGCTTCTGCAGCAAGCTTTTCCTGATACTCAGTTTCAATCGCAACCGGGTCTAATTCGGAAATGCTTTTGATCCAATCATGAGCAATCACTTTGCGTTCAAATGTTTCTTTAGCATCTTTCCCAACTGAATCCATAGCTTCTTTTTTAATCTTGGGGTTTAGCATGTCATCTAAAAAACTCATAGTGTATCTCCTTGGGGTATCTTAATTAAATTTGTTACTCAAAATCTTCTTCCATCTCTTCAAGAGCGTCTTGAATAGCTCTCTTATTATCCTTACGAGAATAATCAGTTTTAACTTTGTGAATTTTGGAATCTGGGTCCATATCACTGGGCCATTTCTTTCTTATTTTGATTTCTTTATCGTCCACGTCTAGACCTCGTAAATTTAGACTCCAAAAATAATAAATTATCTTTGGGATGGTACTCAGTACATTGGCAATCAATATCCAAATTAGGACCTGCTAATCCATCACAACCGGAACATATATGGGCATCTTCAGAATGAAAACAGATACAAGCTGTTTTACCCCAACACAGAAGTTCTCTGCCTATTTTTTCAGCTATACTCTTTTTCTTTTTCATATCAAATTATAATTAGAACGTAGAACTCCTAATACTATTGTTTTTTATTATACTTTTATTATCTACTAGGATTGTTATCTACCTTATCTGCTTGCTGTTCTAAATACTCTATATTATTATAAGGACCATCATAAAGCATACAAGAACACTCCCAACAGTCAAAGCGTACTTTGACACAAGTTGGACATTTGCATTCACTTTGAACATGCGCTGTTATTTTATGACTACAGGAACATTTAAACATTCTTATCTACCTGTTGCTCTAACCATTTCAAATTATCTTGTTTATATTCATGCTGCCATGTTGCATTTTGACCATATCTATAAAAACACTGCTCGCACCATCTTGGGGCTCCAACAATTTTATAATGATCTCTGTCTAAATGATTACAAAAGCAAGGAATCTCAGACATTCTTATCTACCATCCATTCTAGATATTGAATATTATCTAATGGTATATAACCCTTACAGTAACAATTCATAGTTATAAATTCTGTTTCTGGACCTATCCTACAAGGACCATCCATCGGATGCCATTCTTTACCACATGTGCAAATCCGACATCCAACATATTCATCATTACAATACGGTAAATGCTTCATTTGACATGTGTAGCAAATACCCTTGCTACTAAGTACTTCTCTTCGAGAAGGACCTACAAGAGTGCCATCTGGTGCTATTGTCATGGATGGTATCATTTTTCTTCCTGATATTTGTATTCTAAATATTCTAATTTTGGTAGGGATTGAAATAAAATAATGTAATCTATTTCTGGAATATTGTCAACATCTGTACACCAAACCTGAGAAATAAGTTCAGGATCTCCTACAATAATATGACCTTTCTTATCTAGATGTTGTAAAAGATATTTAATTCCTTTTTCTATTGTATTTTCAAACCCAATATGCCATATGTTATAATTATCTGGAAAATAGTCATATGGTTGTCTATTTGCGAAATCTTCTACAAAGGTTTTCATTAAAATTCAATCTTATAAGAAAACTTAGAACTCTTTTTTGGAATCTTTATAATTTCATGGGCAATTCCAAGCTCAACACTCTCTTCTGGTAAATAGTATTTATTAAGTCCAGTTTCAAGAAGCTTCATCCATTCCTTCTCACTCACCTTAGTACGAGAAGCGTAGAAGGAAGCCCAACGTTTAAAAAGGACTTCGTGAAGATGAGCTTCTGTATTTACTTGTGGCAACGTCTGTGGAGCTAAAGCTGTGCTTCCTGAATGGCACATAAGTACTGTATTGGGATAGACAATTCTCTTATCAGCAGATAGAAAGATATCAAAAGCGGCACTCATTGCTTTTCCAAGGGCAATGGCAATAACAGGTGCTCTACTTGTCAAAATCGCGTCACAAACCGCTTGCCCCGCTTCTACATCCCCTCCACTAGAATGGATCAGGAGTTTAATCGGTTTGCTGCTTCTCTGTGACATTGTTATCAATGGGAGGACAATATGCTCAATGGCATTAGACTTAACATCCCCATTAAATAAAATAGTTCTTTCTTGCAACAAAGCTTCATAGCTCTCAAAGGCAAACTGATCGAATGGATCAAATTGTGGTGTTGGCTCTTGTTCATCGTCCTGGGGTTTCATTTATATTCTCCTTTTCAACAAGCCATTCTAAATATTCTATATTGTTGTCTGGTAAACAATCTTCAATTGCTAATGTATCCTGATTAACATGTCTATTATCAGGAATCCAAGGCCAATTACAATGCCTACATCTGCTCTTGTATTTCTTCAAAAATTAACCTCTATGATTAATGTAGTTACATTCCACGCATTGATAGGTGTGCTCATCTATCTGTATAGTAGAACCATTACACATCATGCATCTCGCTATCGGATCATAGTTCAATTGTGTTTCTCCTTTGAATCAAATACATCACATACTGGTTTATCTATAATATGGGAGTTTCCACCATCTGTTTGCAAAAAGATTGTTGCTCCTTTAGCACCTTCAAACCATCCTTTAAGGATATAATTACCTTGGTAGCATACCATCCAAGGATGACCTGTAATGTGTGTTCTATTTCCAGATTCATTAACTAGGTAATCACCAAGAGCAGAATAGTGGATAGATTTGGGATTGGCAAAAGCTAGGGAGGGTAGAAGGATTAGAAATAAAAGTTTTTTATTCATTTGGATGGAGACTCCTTTTCAACTAGAAATTCTAAATATTCTATGTTGTCAGACGGTTCATAATTAAAGCATCTAGGAAATGGCACAGCAGAATCTCTATACAATGTTGGGCAGTAACAACGCTCAGGAATAACTGAATTTTCATCACCATAATAATGTAAACATCTACAATTCCTGCAAGAACTATAATACAGTTTTCTCATCTTTAATTTCCCACTCCAAATATTCTAGATTAGACATAGGACAATACCATCCACAATGGCACATCCCTTTGAAAATTGCTCCTCTATCATGATCACAACTACGAAACAATATTATTCCATCCTGTTCGTAATCTCTATTGAGATGATCCTGTTTACTATGTTTACACTTACAAAGCCAATCGTTTTTCATTTACCCATTCCAAATATAAAAGATTATCTTCAGGAATAAAATCTTTACAGTTGCAGCCCCAATCAGTAAAAGGATCACATTGACCATCGGCAAATTCATGCCCTCTAATAGTCATTCCCGTATTGAAATGATACCCATAAAAATGGCCACAAGTTCTGCAGCAATCTAGATCATCCATTACTTTTCTCATAGCACCATTCCAAATATTCTAGATTATTAAGAATATGAACTGCCCTATCAGTGAGATGTAACAAGTTACTATGATCTTGTATAGTGCAACCAGCACACCAAACCACTACTTTGGAATCAACGGCTAAGAGTATCTTGCTATACATTATTTGAATAGACCTGGATTAATCTGTTTTGCACTATCTAATGACCCATCATATTTTTTATAGAAAGAGTAGTCACCATCACGAGCGATTTGCTCCATGCCTAGGCATTCTCTGCCACGTTCTGTCAATTGTAAATCATACTCACGTAAAGAGATAAGATAAGTATCCTTTGTTTTAGACTGTTTAATAGCTTCTGTCTCTACCATCTTAATTAATTCATCTTCCAATAATCGTTTCAACATCGTTTCAATAACAGTACTCATGTAAGCATTCTTGGGTAGCCTTTCACTTCCCCATATGGAAGATTTATTTAGTGGGTTAGCAAAGTGGAGCGTAGCAAGCTGCAAGGCTATAAAATAATTTTTAGGTTTCATGTCACCAAATAGTGATAACAAGTTATAACGATGAATTCTTTTCATTATAGAACCTCAGAAGTAATTTTTCCAATTTCAGATAAATTACGAATTAATATTTTCTTAGTAACTCCCATATCATCAAAAGTAAACAATTGCAAAATCCCATTTGTTGTTATAAAACTATCTGCTGCATGTAACTCAAAGCGTCCATCAGTAAAGTAAACTTTAATTTTATATTTCATATTAAGCCCACCCTAAAAATTGAGCATACATCTGTTGCCTGACAAACGGAGCCTCTTCCCAATTACCATATCTACCGTCTTTATCTGGCTTAATTTCTGTAGCCCAACATAAAGAGGGTGGAAAGCAAGTTCCCCATTCTTCCATTTTGGATTCATAAATTTCAATCATTCTTTAAACTCCTTTTCTTGTCACTGAGATACTCTAAATACTCTAGATTATCCGCTGAAGTCCAATCTGCTGCTTTACATTTGCAATCAGGATGAGAACAATCAGCGATAGCAAAAGAACTCAATACCCAATAATGCCTATGCTTACAAGTTCTACAGCCATTAGTTTTAACCATTCTCATTAGCTGTATAGTTCAATATCTTCTTGGTCAAATGTTGTAACTAATTTTTTATTTTCATATCCACGTTCAAGCTTTCCTGTTTTCTTATTCAATCGTACTTTCTGAATCTTCTGCCCTTTAAATTCCACCTCGTATACTTTTGCTTTTTCATTTCCAATTACACGAACCACTTTTCCTACCTTTCCCTGCCATTTTATCTTAGACGAGGGATTGCAATATACAACTTTTACCTTAGACCCCTCACGAATTTTTCCTGACCAGTCATTCTCATCTTCCTCTGGGAATGCTTGATCAAGTTCAGCCTGGGAAGCATCTTCTACGTCAACGATCTCTGTTACAACGAATCCATCTGCTGGAACTTCTTTGACGGGTTTAATGGGAGCTAAGGCTTTAGCTTCTTCGTCGGTAACTACGGACTCCTCTTCTACTACTGGCAGGGGAACTACTTTTACTTCTGGAAGAGGTTGAAGAACTGGCTTAGGCGCAGCTGCTTGAGCAGACTTTGCGGCAGGTCCCATAAATGCTAATACTTCCTCTACTGACTTGCCTGTTTGGTCTGCAATAAGCTGTGCCATTGCTGTTCTAGTATCAACTACCTTGGCTGCAGCTGTTACCCCAGCTAGGGCTGCAAAAGCTTTAGCTTGTTCAGCATTCATGCCACCACCACTTGGTACAAAGTTTGGATCAGTTGCATCTCTCTGCAAATATTCACCCATATCTATCTCCTTTAAGTCCTATCTTCATTATCTTCAAGTTCAGATTTAGCTTCTAAATAATCCAAATTATCCCACTTAAACTTTCTACAGGTACAATCATGACAATAATCTATATGATATGAATGTCTTTCTTTTAAACATCTACAAATACAAATTGCTTCACCATCCATACGCATTCAATTATTCCTATATCCAGTTTACCACAAGTCGATAAGAATTGCAAGGGCTATTAAAACAATTCCACCAAGAATAAGTCCCAATTTCTTTGCAATACCAATTGTTAAAAGAACCATTCCTGTAAGCATTAACCAATTCATATTAAGCCTGTGGTGGAACTACTGGTGTTACTTCTTCTGTCTTTGTAGCTTCAACCTGTGCTGTCTGCTCTGGTGTGGCTGGAACAATCTCTGGTGCCTTTGCTTTAGCTGCTTGCTCTTCTGCTTCTTTCTGCATCTGCTTAATCACTTCACCTGTCTGCTCAGTCATTTCCGCTTCTGTGATAATACCTTTCTTAATCAGGAGTTGCTGAAGTCCCAGTAGACGAATCTCTTTGCCAGTACTATCTAATCTAATTGCTTGCTGCAGATTCTGAATAAACTGAACGATCTGATTGATCTCACCTTTTAATTGTTGTGCAAGTCCATACACGGTCTTATCTAGCACTTTTATTCTCCTTTATTTTCATAGTCACATTGGCACTTTAATAGGCCAATAGGGGTTTCATATAACCAATTACACTTCTTACCACGAGGATGCTTCCATAAGAACCCATCAAATACCAAGAAATGCTGACAACATGGGCAATTCATTTATACCTCCCTCTGCCACCACGAGCCAAAGGACCTCTTATAGATCACGCTGCAGGGATTTCTGGGGCTACTTCAACTACCTTTGCTGCCTTCAGCCAATTGTAGATCGAAGGAAGCGAGACTCCATTCGCTAGTGCGATCTCAGGAAGCTTTGCTCCTTCAACCTGTGCTGCTGCCAATACCGCTGCCTTCACTGCTGGGTCAATTGTTCTGCGTCCTTTTGCCATATTATTTCTCCTTAGTTTATTTTAAACTTCCGATTTAAATACATCATTATAAATCTTATTCTCACGTTCTTCCCCAACTTCCCTTTCTTCTTGTGTCTTAGCTGATGCTTGATCCCTCCATGCCCCAACTAAATAAGATACATCACCCTCAGTAGCTTTTGAATCTTCCAATAATACTCTTGCTGCTTTAATCATATCAGCTATTACGGGATGCCCGTCTTGATGCAAATACCAACCCACAAGTTTAGCTGCTGCATCATGTCTTGTAAAATAGTTTCTACTTTCCATACCTTCTTTAAATGTAGCAAAGGAATGGGGGAATAGATCCGTATCTGAAACTACATCAATACTCTCTAAAGGAAATTCAAGCCTTAATGCCAACTCCCGAATTAAACGACCCAATCCATTAATACTATCACCAATCTTTATAATGAGATTGCTGAATCTCCATAATACCTTTCCAAGTAGTTTCTTCATTTTCTTTTCTCCTTATCTGCTAGATATTCTAGCAATTCTAGCAATTCTAAATTATCTTTATCTTCTTCCTTACAATGCTCTATGCAAGCTGTATAAAACCAACCTGTCCCAAATCCTCTGAATTTGCCAGGAGCACCACACTGTTCACAAACCTCAGAAGATTCATGTTCTGCTTTACTTACAATTTCATACATCTCATCAGTACCGCCAGAAAGATACCATCTTAAAATTCCATATTTTTCTTTGATCTGACTTGTCCTATAATATCCAAATTTAAAACCTTCAGGGTCTTCAGCAATTTGTTTAACAAATAGAGGTTCAAGTTTCTCTGCTGTTTTTCTTATCAATGGCTCCCAGCCATCCCCCACTTCAAAATAAAATATGGAAAATGGATCTCGCCCATTAGCCTCTCTATAAAATACATGGGGAAAATCTTTATTTAATTGTTGTTCTAACTCTGCTTTCATTTTAAAATTTCCCCAAATTATTAATTATCATTTTTCCAACCAAATGATCTGCTTCATGCTGAAAAATCCGTGCATTAAATCCTTCAAGCTTTAAATGTTTCTTTTCCCCATAAATTGTTTGGTAATCAAATTCCACTTCTAAATATCTTTTCATTTTAATTGAAACGCCTGGGCATGAGAGACATCCTTCTAGTTCTGTCTGCATTCCCCTCTCTTTATCATAACATATATTTATAATATTTGCAACTACAATTTTATCTGTTTTATTATTCAAAGAAAGAGCTGCCATATTTAAACCTAGGCCAACTTGTGGGGCGGCTAAACCTACACCTTTAAAGGCCTCCATAGTCTCAATGAAACTCTTTGCAACACTATCCAGCCCTGTAAAGTCTGATACTGACAATGTAGGTCTAGATAAAATAGGATCAATATATAATCGTACTGGGAGAATCATACTAGAGATTCCAAATATTGTAGGCTATCCATAAAAATATGCTCTGCCCAATCTTCACGAAAAACTTTTGTTGACTCATGTTCTGTCTTATCATGCTTACATAATATACAAATCATTTGCTTAACCATTCCAAATATTCTATGTTTTTAATAGGACGATAATTATAGCACCATTCCTGGTGCTTATCACAATTCATACAGTAAAGACTACAAATTAATCCTGATTCCAATACTATAGCTTTATGCTCTTCAAAGCTGCATCCACATTCACATGGTCTATTATTTTTCATCAACTAAACTCTCCAAGTATTCCAAATTATCTGAAGGAGCATATTTCATGCAACCATCCCAGGCTGCATCTACAACAGAATCCCTAAACAGTAGATTATTATAATAGCAACATTTACCATTAGACACATGCCAAGATATGTGGCATCGACAAGTTCTACAAGTATCCTTCATTGTAGTAAATTCCAATCCCGGTAATCAATTAGATTCTCTAAATACTCAATATTATCCAATATCTCAAATGTAACGGAAAGTATAATTGCCTCAGTCTCACTGTAATCTGGATCTATAGTATAATTATGTATAGATCTTATTTTAATAAATCTCTTCTCCCCACCAAAATTAACTGCCCCAATAAGTCCTTGAAGTCTTAGGGGTTCTTTTTTTGCAAGAACAAAGAGTGCATTATCTACAGACTTAATCTTACTTTCTATAGCAAATTCTCCTCTGGCTAATTGAGGTTCTTTTTCGTCGTCATAGTTATAAGAGAAAATATTCTAAGCATACCTGATTATAAATGATCCTTTTGTAATCGAGTCAATCCCAACAATGGGAGAGTTAAAAGTAAAATTTTTTGATATAGCCATTATATTAAACTCTCAAGAAACTTAATGCTATCTTCTTTAAAATTAGTACATAATTCAAAAGGTAAATCATCAAAATCTAAATTTTTATACTTTTTCCACCATCTCTTGTTCCAACACTCACTACAATACTCAGTCTTATAGGATATTAAATCTGCATGGCTGTCTTCACTATGCCCACATTGACAAATTAAACTTTTATTTTTTATTCTGTTCTTGCTCATATTTATACTCAAGGTATTCTAAATTAGTTTCACAGTACTTCTTACAAGTGCTTTTGCAGGTGCCAAGCCAAAATGATTTTGGATCTTCCTCTTTCTTAAATACTCCTAAACAGCCTACCTCATCTCTATGGTGCGACCACTTATGCCCACACACTTTACAAGGAGTTTGTGATTTATAAGTATCCCATGGAATTATATTATTGAAGCTCATTAGCTTTCATCTCTAAAAATCTAATATTGTCTGGCCTAAACTTAAGACACTTGCAATTCTCATCCCACTGTGTGCCATCTGAAACATAACTCCAGTCGAAATCTTTATAATAAATCTTTGGATCTATCGTTCCTGCACAGTGTTCTTGCAAGTGATAGCCACATCTACAAATCATCTTATTTTCCCATTTTAAAATCAATTAGGTGCCAGCCACGAGGCTTGAAATGGCAAATGATCATAAGAGCAATAATACAAATAATCAATGCCATTCCTTCCATAAAGCAGCCTACAAAGTTACTGAAAATTGCTAAGTTAATCAAATTAAATAATATCTTCGCTATCTTAAATAAATAGGACGAAGAGGATACCTGATTAGAGTGTTTAGCTTTAAGAGTTTTATGGATTTGTTTATAATAGCTAAGGAAATCAAAGGTTATAGCTATCGTTGCACAAATGATTCCAATAAGTCTAAGCACGTTGAGAATCCTCGTAACACTCTTCTAGATATTTGATGTTGTCTAATTTGAATTCATTACAGATGCAAGCTTTTTTCAATGAATCTCCATAGGAATCAGCTTTAAAAATACCGTGGTCTTTATATAAATGACCAACGTACAAATTAAATTAGCTTGTAATTTTGCCATTTTGTTCTCTTCAACCAATCAGAAATAATAGGCATTGTGTCTTCTAAGTATAGCACGAATGTTGAACAATAACCACTTAATTCTGGTGATTCATTATAATTCTTTTCTATAAATTTAATAACATCCTGGGCATTCACTACCCAGTTGAATGTAACAAACAAACCAAGGGGTAGAACCAAATCAGCTTGTTCTTGACACACTCCAGATTTTAATAGGTTCTGATAGAAGTTTAGCACATTTCGGTAAAAATTACTATACTTTGTATTTAGATCATTACACTCTTTGGAGGATGCTGCTAGGAAGCCCTCTGTTGAGCCGTATCTATAGAAACTAGGGGGTAAATACACTTCTGAGGTGTCCTGTATGGGAAACGACTCTAAGGTGCCTAAACGAGATTTTTGAAGGGATTGTAGGATTAAGATAGGGGCTTTCACTTGGAACTTAAATACAATCTGGGAGAAATGATATCCGTTGTATTTAGAATAAACTAGGTCTAAAGACTCATCTTGTGTAAGAGTATTAAGATCAGGTGAAGAGGAAATATACTCAAAAATATTCTCTTCTGTGCCTAAAATTCCCAAAAGATTTATGGAACCACTGTTCAAAACTCTCTTCATAATTTACTCCTTCCTAACAAACCACTCTAAATATTCTAAATTATCTAACGGAATAAACGTTCTTCTATTACATCCACAAACTATATCAATGCAAGAGTTTTCTCTTTGGAAAAGAAATGGTAATGACCACAACCTCTGCATTGATCCCTGTCCATTACTTAGGCAGTCGTGTGTGCAGACGACGAGCACGAGCAACGAGGTTCAACTTACGAATCTGAACTAATGCAACGGTAAGCAGCAGCACACTACTCACTAACAGCAACAGCACTTGATTTTCCATGTTATACCTCCTTTTTATTTAGTCTTGAAACCAGGACACACCATAAACTATGACAGCAACAATAATAACATAGAAAGAAGGCTGATGCCAAGTAATTCCTCTGTAAGCTAGGGTTGATCCGAGTACAAATAGGCTTGCAATTCTAAAAAAATTTCTCATAAATCTCCCTTCTTCTCTATTTTCTTAAATTCAAAAGCTCTCTTAAGATTTTTATTGAAGTGAATTCCCTTACTCTTAGACGCTAAGAATGAATCATAATCAGCCTGGGAAGCTCCTGAAGTCTCATATGTAGCTCCATTGGTAAAGGTTACTCTAAGAGTATCCCCTTTAAAGCCAATAGCTGAAATGTTACTTGATACAACAGGTGTCATCTCAATATCTTCATTCTTAATTTCATCCATATATTAGTATACCATCCTTTTATAATTTTGTCAAGCCTTATTTTTATTGGCTAAATACTCTAAGAACTCAATATTATTCAGATAAACACCATGTGTACCATCTTCTTCACTTTCTCGTCTGATGCTATATCCTTCTGGGAGCAATATGCAATCGTTAATTGGAAAAATTTTTGTTACTACCTCCCGCATAGCAGCGAATACAGTCTGATCTGCACTATAAGGCAACGTTACAATTATAATATCACCTGAAGAAGTTCTAATTTTAACTTGTTGATGGAGTTCAATAGCTTTCTCTATTTTTTCATATATTTCCATATTGTTAACTTCTCCTTAGCGAATTACACAATCATATTCATCTAAATCAATGTGGAACCCATAACCAGTTTCATCTGTAAATTCAATATATTCTATATCATTACCATGCACAACGGTAACATCCCCATAAGAATTTTCTATCCTTGGAAAACTATTTGTATTTGCCCTGGAAAAACAAACAATGAGATGAGGTTTAACTGTATTTACATTATCCTCTGATGACTTTCTTACTGTGCAACTAGTTGTAAATAGCAATGCTGCTATAATAAATAATTTTCTCATACCCTACCCCCATGTGTAATTTCACAAGCTGATTTATTACAATCATTACAAATGCTATCCATATGTTCCTCTTTACAATAAGGACAATAAGCAATAGTTCGATCAAACCAAAAATCTGGATGCTTACATTTCTTTTTCATTTTCTTTCTCCTTTACACACCAAACTTTCTAAATAGTTAATATTGGATGGGATATACTCAATGCAATCATCTATAAAGCGACCTTTACGAGAGTCTCTAACATCACAATAGAGTTTCCCATCGTAAGGACGTGACACATGATCTTCAGATAAATGACCACAGATACAAGGGAATTCTTTATTCATTTTAGTTTTTATGATACCCATTATAACTTATAGCCACAAATACACAACGAACAGAACCCTCGGTCATTATTAAATCCGTTAACTCTTGTGTTTTCTCATTGCTACCACATAAATCTTCAATTACTTTTACAATATCTTTATTCATAGAAAAAAGTTATGACCAACAATCTTACCTACAATAAAAAATACACCATCAGCTAGGAGCATAGAAAATGCAAACCAAACTAAATTAACTGGCACTATAGCCAAAATCCACATTGGATGAATATTAAATTTGTTTGAGATAAATTTCAACGAGGTATACATAAAAAATACTATTAATAAAAGCCATATAACTACTATAATTAAATCATTCATTATTTTATATCCAGTTCCCACCAACGTTCCATAGCACCATGTGGGATTCTTTCTTTAGGTTTCTCAAAGCATTTAAGGATAGCTCCTATAAGACACATTAAAAAGAAAATGCCTAAAGCTACACAAGCTAACATTATTCATCCCTCATTGCACAACAGGATGTTTTACAGAAAGTATAATGCAACCACCCAAAAAAGTTATTCTTAATCCATTTGTGGCAGTCATAACAATACCTAGGCCAACACATTATTCATTCTCCTTATTAGAAAGCTCCTCTTTCAATTGTTCTGTAATCAAAGGTCTTACATCAGGACCAGTAAAATTAACTGGTGTAGCTTTATAAGCTATTCGTGAATACAGAGTTGACCCCACCAATTTCTTTAGCACGTCTAGATTCTCACAATTAGAAGTATAAACTGTAGGTAGATTAAAGCTAACTCGATAGTCAACCAAGCTTGCAATCTCTTCTTGACCTGCAGCCATATTATTTCTAAAGGCTCCAGGTGAAAGCTCATCCAATAGAAGAAATGGTGAAGTCTTTATCTCTTGAACCATATTCACAAAATGCTCTGCAAAGTTACCACAATATTTTAAATAATCAAAGCAACGAATAGAAGTAATTTTAGTATAGCCAACTGTTTCTCTTTGTTCTATCCTATCCCATTTAACTCTACCTTCTTGGGCTTTACCTAAGACATAGTAAGCAATCTCTGTCTTACCAGTCCCATTTGAGATCCCATAGAATAACAGACCTGCACCGTTCTTCTCGTTAGTAAATAAATTTTTTAAATAATCATTCACTGTTTGCTTGATAGGTTCAGTAACAATAGGATCACCAATCATATCTACAATATTAAAATTCTTATATTCATCTGGCACTTGAGTCTTTATCTCACATAGTCTCATTTCTTGAATCTCCTTCCCTTCATAGACTTCCTAACAATCTCTTTCTGTCCTTCTGTTCCTTCATTTTCAATAGGTTGCTTATTAGAAACATCATCCTGTAAACCTTTTAAGACTTCATACTCCTCTCCCCACCAGGAATACTCCCCTTTCCTTTTCCAAGAAAGATTATCAATTACAAAACCATACTTCTTAATACTCCTCATAACAACTGGAACATCAAACTTATTAAAGCCATTCTCTTTCCAAATATTAAAAAGTTCTTCATAAGCCACATCACGATAAGACCAATTCCTAAACTCACCAATATCTGAAATTGGAATCTTCCAATGATGGGCATATTTCTCTACAGATTGATAGATAGAAGAAACATGCCCAGCAAAGGATCTATAACTGCTTTGATTCTTTTTTTGCTTTTTAGCTAAAGTTTCTGATATTTTAATCATTGTCTCTTTGGATTTCTTCTTACCTATCATTGCTGTACGAATTTTTTCAATAGTTTCTTTAGAATGTTTTCTTTTAAGCACAACTACTCCTATAAAGTATATCACATTAACTAACCATTGTCAAGTGTTATATATGTATATCTTATTAGCCTTTATATAAATAAGAAATAATATAGATGTGTATGGTTAGTTCATTATCAGGTAATGGTTACTTTTGGATATTATTTTCCACTTTCATTTTCTAAATATTTAATATTATCTGGCTTATATGTATGATACCAATATGTGCTTTCAAAATATTCTTCTACCTTGTATTCCCCCTCCCCAATCTTAAGGATGCTTGGAACACACATTAAACAGAGATTCATTCCACCTCTATCCATTACATGATTCTTTAATGGATGCCTACAATAACAAGGGAAATCTTCATTCATCTATTAGACTCTCTAGATATCTAATGTTATCAGATTTAAAAGCATAGCAAGCATCCCACTCTACATTGCTACCCTTGGAATTATCGTGAGGCATATCAGCCAAACAATAATCAAATCCCAACCTATGTAATCTCTGTGAATGGCCACATTGACAAATTAAACATTTATTTGTCATTTTAAAAATAGTAATAAAGTAAAAATTCCAGCAGTGACAGTGACTAATGTAAGACCACCTATTACCCAAGGAATAAGTTTATCAGACATTTGAATATACTCTCCTTATAATTCATTCAACGCAAATCGGCCTAAAAGATAACTCACACCAATTATAAGTAAAATAGCTCCAGCCAGTGGGGAAAACAATACACTACTAATAAAAATAACAGATGCCAGGATGGATAGGAATCCAATTAATATGTAATGAAATTGCTTTAAAATAATCTTTTTCATATCAGTCCTTCTAGATATTTAATATTATCCAATTTAAATTTTCTACAAGTGCAAGGATCATCTCCCCATGGACCTGCTGTAAGATCTGGATGATAGCAAGCCTCTTTGTCATATTCAGAGAGATTCCACATCCTATATTTCCATGCTTTAGGAGTGTGCCAAGATTTCTCGTGCTTACAAATGCAAATTGAATCAGCAGCCACTATTTTCTTCATACTCTACTTGACATTTTGAGGAACAAAAATCATCTTCATCATCAGCATTTGAACATTCTGCACAAAATAACTGGTCACAGTTCTGGCATGTATAAATAGATTTAGAATTCATATCTCTCCTCTTATCAGTAGTTCTGATGCGGCCTGAAACAAGATAACACTTTCTCTGTAGTCCAAACGGTTGAAAGCTTTGAAATGGTATCTTGCATAATCCATTCATTCTTACGATTATAATAAGTATCCACTACCATATAAACATTGTCTTCAAACTGATAGCATTGACCTGGTTCTATTTTATTTTTCATTTAAATATCCACTCCTTTGTTCCTAATCTTTCAAACTTACCCTTGGAATCCTCATAGCTACAAAAGCAGCAAGTTCTAAATCCCCAAAAATGATTATACATCAGATGAAAATAACGATGCATTAATTTATCAAACATATTAGATACCATATTTTAATTATAACACACTTTTAGCTATTTTGCAAGGTATCTTCTATGTAATAAACACATTGACATAGAATGCAATTACTACTGTGTGCTTCTTTGTCATGCCCACACCAACAATATCCTGGCTCGTTTGTCTCTGGCCAATTCATAGTGTGTCAGCCTTTGTAAGAAGGCAAACACCAAGAAATACTGTTACAACAACGATTTTAACAATTAGATCAATATACATAACGCCTCCTTATTCCCCTATATTCTCAAGCCAATCTGCAATCTTTTCTCTAGACCATTTAAAATCATCATTTAGAAGTAAGAGTACTGTATACAATGTAAGAACTGGTATAGTAGCAAGTGGAGTGGCAGGACAAACCGTTACCTTATTTAAAGAGGGGAAATCACTAACAAGATCTAATTCATTATGAGGAATTTCACATCCTTTAATAATAGATAAAATAACATCAGCATCATTCTCATTGGTTGTAAAGCAACCAAAGGCTTGGATGGGTTTAATTAGAATACCTTTACGAAGTGCTTCTGAAAGTTTCATTTCTTCTCCATTACAAGTATATATTATAAAATCTTATTTGTCAATAGAAATTATTACTCACAACATACTGCTGCACATTGGAATTAGAATAATGATCTACAATCTCTCCCACTCCCAGGGACCAAAGGATAATAGAGCTTGTAATTAGAATCATCTTAATCATCAGCACTTGCAAGCTCCTCCAAATATTTAATATTATCTGGTACAAATTCTTCACAAAGATCTATAAAATTAAAGCTACTCTCCTTTCTAAACATGCAATAATATCTTTTCGTACTTCCTTCCAAATTACCTTTCATATGTGAGTTAAATGAATGACCACATTTACAAATTAAATCCATTGGGGGTCCTCTCGTTCCACTTTCTTAGGCTCATAGAAGAAGCAATCACATTCTTTCTGATTGAGTTTACACCATTTGGCTATGCCCTTCTCAATATAATGTACTGAGCGACCATGACCACAAATACAAAGATTGTCATTCATATAAGGCATAGTTATTCACCCGCCAGTATTTTAATAATTAAATTTCTATTCATTCCAAATCTTTTGACTAACTCATTAACCTTAATTCCATGCTCTAAATGAAGATGCTGCACCATAAGAGATAGAGTATAATACTTTGCAACCTCTTTAGCTCTATCTCCAATTCCATTAGTACGAGCCATCTCATTAGCATAGTCTGCACCAGTCTTTTCGTAGATGTACATGATTATTTACCCCTACCAATTGTATAGATAAGCCCAAGTGCTAAGAAAGAAATAATTCAAAGATTCC